ATGGCATCAATCAGGAAGCGGCCCAGGTCTGGTGGAGACACCGCCTGGGCCGTTCTGTACCCGCTGGATGGGCAGCAGACATCGGCCACGTTCGATACAGAGGAAGAGGCGATCGAGTTCCGCGACGCCATCAACAGCATGGGTGTAGAGAAGGCGAGCAGGGCGTGGGATATCAAACCCACCATTCGTGCCGCGAAACGTTCCAAAGCGCCTACCGTCGAGAGTTGGATCAAGCAGTACATCTCCACCCGGACCGGAGTCGTCAAGTCGACGATCTATGACTACGAGTCATACCTGCGAAACGACATCGCACCTACGCTCGGCCCCGTACCACTCGATGTCCTAACGGCCGACGACATCGCCGAGTGGGTTCAAGAGCTCGCTGAGCGTGAACTTGCCGGCAAGACGATCGCGAACCGGCATGGGTTCTTATCGGCTGCACTCAATGCGGCCGTGTCGGCGCACCACATCCCGTACAACCCCGCCCTGGGGACTCGGATACCGCGCACTGAGCGGGCCGAGATGTGCTTTCTTACTCACGACGAGTTCGACTTACTGGAGAGTCGATTCATGCCGAGGTGGCGGCCCTTAGTGCGGTTCATGGTCGCATCTGGGGCGAGGTTTGGAGAAGTCACGGCGCTAAGGCCTGGTGATGTCGACCGCGCCCGGGGGACCGTGCATATAGGGCGAAGCTGGAAGCGGACATACGATGAGTCGGGCTACGAGATCGGCGCCACGAAAACCAAGCGTTCAGATCGAACCATCAGTGTCTCCAAAAGCGTTCTGGATGACTTGGACTATAACCGTGAGTACCTGTTTCTGAATGGCGCCGACAAACCGGTTCGTGCGCCAAGCTTCCGCAACGGCGTGTGGTATCCAGCAGTGCGGAAAGCCCAGAGTGAAGGACTGCTGAAGAAGCCACGCATTCACGACATGCGGCACACGTGCGCATCATGGATGATCGCGGGCGGAGCCAACATGTATGCAGTACAGCGTCATTTAGGGCACGAGAGTATCCAAACCACTATCAACCTGTACTCACACCTAGACCGCAAGGACGCTGAGGCCGCTGCGGAAATCATCGGCAAAGCACTGAGCCGCTAGGGGCAGTTCGGGTAGATGGACATCGCGGTGCGTACGAACTCCACAGCCTGATCCAGAGGAGTATTCGTCTCCGCGCTGAGGGACTGCTGTACGAACTGCACGGTGTTGCCCTGAGTGAGTAGTGAGCATGATTGCCGTGCGTTGTGGGTCATCCCGTCCGCATCGGTGATAGTCCAGCCCAGTGCCCGCATCTTGCTCAAGAACTTCTGGTCGTAGACGGCGGGCTGCACGGCGGCGGGTTTTGGGCAGTAGTGCTCGAGTGCTGCGGTCACGATGATCCGGGCTTTGTCGTACGGGTAGGCGGTCCGTTTTTCGGCGATAGTCATAGCCAGGTCGACTATCTGCATGGAAGGGTTGTCGCGGTGGGTGACGCAGGTGGCTTGCCCCATCTGGATGAGTGACCCGCGGTTTACGTCCGAGACCGGGATTCCTTGGCTGAATACATCCGCTAGGTATGCGTCATCGACGGGCGATTTCGGATCTGCCGCAACAACCTTCGGCGGCTCAGCGACGACCGTGGTCGGCGGCATGGCAGTAGGTTTTGGGCTTTGGCCGAAAAAGACGTACGCACCACCGGCAACCAATCCTGCGACCGCTGCCGTAGCAGCGAAGATGACCCCGCTGATCAACCAGTTGCGTCTGCGGGGATCGTCGAACGGTTCAGGCTCATCGAGCTCGTCGGTGTCAGACCAGGCGGTGGGTGCAGTCTCCACAACGCCGGTTTCAGCCAGAGCGGCAGGCGACACCATTGTCGGCTCTTGCTCTTCCATGAGCCCTCCCTTGACCAGCACATTCTACGACTTGGGCAGTATTCTGCGTGCCCATCTGAGAAGTCGAATGCGGTCTTGGTGCTCACACTCGGGGTTGTGTTCGCGGCTCAGGTACTCATCGAGGGCGCGTTGCATGTCGGGGTCCCTCAATACTCCCATGGCACCCCGTTTTCTTCGTACCAACGATCACACCTAGCTCGTGACCACCATGGCGCTGGTGGGCCGAATGGGTGCGTGAAACCCCAACGGAACGCGGGGTTATGGAATGGGAACAACCATCGAAGGAATCTCATTGGGCCACCGACTTGAGGCAGGTTGAGAGGAAGTCGGCCGGGAACTCGCCGTCCACCTTCATGCTGCGGCCTATGTACTTGTACCAACGAACTTTGGCACCAGTGGGTTTGAAGAGGAAGTTCGGCGCGAATCCGATGGTGCGCCGCTTGACGCAGCTGCCGCACTCCAGTTCTGGGACGACACGGAAGGAGCGGTTGGTGTTGCCTGTCAGATCATACTCATCGCAGTACCGCTGAAAGTCGACAACCTCGCCGCCAACCGAGTATTCCTCGGCTCCTTCTGGGCACTCGCAGTCGAGGCACCATGGGCAATCCGCGCGTTCGCACCAGCAGAATGGGTGCATCATGAACACGTCGTTCTCGTAATCACAGCCGTATCCATACTCGCCGCCAAGAAATCCGAGCGCCCCTTCGTTGGTGATCCCCTGTAGTTCCCTGGTGAGTGTGCGCAGGGAGTCGGAGATTAAATCCTCTGAGCGCTCCGGCAGATAGATAGTGACATCTTCCATATCCTCAATTATCCGGCGTTTCAGCGGGAGTCGCGGTGTCTAGACGGCCACCACTCGCTTTCTCTTCTTGAGTGCCAGAGCCCGCTTTTCAACGATGAACCAGCTCATCGCTGCCAGGGGGAGGGTCAGCAAGGTCGCCAGAATAAAGAAGGGGAACACTCCGAGTGTTCCGAGGCCGATGATGACGAGTAGCTGTTGGATGGGGAAGGCGTAGATGTACACCCCGTAGGAGAGGTCGTTGCGCAGGTTCGGGCGTTTGAGCATAGCGCCGGACGCTATAACGAGGTACGCCAACGGGATTGCTGCCAGCACCCGATAATTCGGTAGCAGCCCGGAGATGAGCACCACTCCTGCCGCTAAGGCGATGAGCGACCAGCGGGCGGGAATCTTGTCTTGGTATTGGTAGATCAACGCCCCAGCCGCGAACATCACCGCGAACCGGGTGATCATCTGGGGGATGGTCTGCATCGCGAACGCCGGATACCCGAACACCGCCGTCCCACACAGTGCGAGAACGAAAGCTACAGGGATGGTCGAGCGGTATTTCAGCAGCCCTGTGATGCCGAGGATGGCGACGAAGATGTAGCAGCCCATCTCAAAGGTGAGGGTCCACAAAGACCCATTCCACACCCCCGGCCACGGAACATCCTGAGGTGTCCCACCTATCCCCGGGTAGAAGGGGTTCAGTAGGCCGCCGTTGATGATGTAGGCGACCGCCGACATGGGGCTGGGCATCGTCCCGTGCTTGATCCACACACTTGCCGGTGCGATCACAAACGCGGTGATCAGCAGGCACACCCACAACCCGGGAAAGATCCGTAAACAGCGGGCGGTGAAGTACGTCTTCGGATTAGGGTGCCGCATCCAACTGGAAGTGATCAGAAACCCCGAGACCGCGAAGAACCCATCCACCCCCACTTGCGAGAGCAATTGCGTGATCGGCCTGGCGGGGATCTCATGGCCAGTCAGTGGCCAGGTGTGCCAAAGGATTACAGAGGTAGCGAGAATGAGCCGCCACGCATTGAGCGCGTTGTTGCGTGGATCGAACACCCGTCCCAGCACTGCCCCTCCAAACCCCGGTCCGCTGGACTGTACGCCTAAACAAGATCACCCACAGCCATTTCACAGCAGGGGCGAAAAGGGTATGAATATCGGGTGCCTTTTGTCGACGTGAACGGTCAGAGAATCCACTACACCGATAGTGGGGACGGGCCGCCGATAGTGCTGTCGCATCCGATGTTCCTCGATGCCATCCACCTCGAGCCACTGACCGAATCCCTGGCCGATCAGTACAGGGTGGTGACATTCGATCAGCGCGGTCACGGCTCAACCCAATTCGACGGCAAGCCGTTCCAATTCACCGATGTAGCCCGCGACGCGTTGGGGGTGGCGTCCGCGCTCGGAATCGAGAAGGCAATTTACAGTGGAGAACTGTTCAGCGCCACCATGGCCCTACACGCAGCACTCCTGGAACCCGACCGTGTGGCCGGAGTACTCCTAGTAGGACCCACCGCCAGAGCAACAGACCACGGCGAAACCATCTCACTGGGAGCGGGAGTGGACATCCTGGCCAACATGGGACCCGAGACTGGCGAGTTCTTCCGGGTCGCTGAAGCCGCAGCCGGCACCGACGCCCACGCCCTCATGGATCGGTGGCGCGAAGCGGACTGGACCCACATCAGAGCGGTCGCTGATGCCTGGCTCACCAGGCCAAGCATTGAGAACCGCCTGCATGAAATTCAATGCCCCGCCGTGGTGATCCATGGTCGCAACGAGTTCTACATTCCGCTCGAGCACGGCACGTTCGTCGCAGACAACCTCGGAGGCCCTGTGCTATTCGAGGTTATCGAGGGCGAGCATCAAGCGTTGAGCATCACCAGGTTCCCCGAAACCCTTGAGGTGGTGCGGCGCCTCATGTGTCAGCAGTTTCCCGTATAACCCCGAGCAGCAATAGGTCCGATGATTGTCCGGCCCGCCACACCCGCATATCGATACGCAAAGTGGAATCGTTGTCCAGATCGCGGACCGTCCACGGTTTCGATGCCGGGTCGGCGGGAATGGTGTTGCGATCCCACTGTTTCGAGAAGCTGGATATCGGCGTCATTTTGTCGAGCACGCCTTGAAGTTCGGGATCATCGGGGGAGAGCGCCAGGTTGAACTTCAGCCAGGAAATCAGCCAGTCCGACGAGGACGCCCAGTCGAGAATGATGTCCGGTGTGCGGCGGCCGACGTAGTGCCAGTTGAGGAAGTTCGGGGAAATCCATAACCCTTTGAAGATCCGCTCGAACTCGGAGTTGGCGTGTTCCACCGTCCACCCGGACGACAGGTAGGCGGCTGGGTGTGGGTTGAGGGATTCCAGATAACTCTGCATATCCGGTATCTCGCTTCCGGGCGTGCTCGCCAACTTCCCCCCTAGTGCATACAGGTAGTGCGTTTCCCAAGACGATAGACCTAGGTGTCGGGCGAGCCTGCCCAGGTCGTCGGGGCTTGGGCGGCGGCGGCCCGCTTCAAAGTGTTGTATCTGACCGTCGGAATATCCGGCCAGTCGTGCCAGCTGTCGCTGCGACATCTGAGCCCGATCTCGTACCGCCCGCAAAAACTGGCCTTGGTTGTTACCAGAGACCATCATTCAACTTTAAAACAACCCGCAAGGGGGCTACAGATCTGTAGCCCCCCAACCTATTGACCACTGTGACTGGTGGTGCTTTGGTTTCTATCAGGTGAACAACAGCTCACAGCCTGAAGTTGTTGCGAATCAATACATCTCAACTAGATGGACGCTGCGACCTGCGGGTCTTGGCGCCCCGTGATCAAGCACACCAATTTTCGCTATAAGAGGAGCAAATCGTGCTCGAAAATCCCACCCGGACACCTGAATCCGAATTCACCATAGTTAGTGGTCGGGGGACCACATGTCGGCTCTCTGGGGGCGGTCCGCGGTGGTCACTCCCTTAGTTGTCTTCACACTCGCAACGATCTGCTGGTCCCTCTGGGTTCGTTGGGCGACATGGCACTGCCCCGACGAAATCGCCGCCACCTTGAACATCGCCCTTCAAGGTGGCGCGGTATTTCTCATGAGCCCCTTCGCAAGCAACACCATCGGCCACTGGCTCTACAGGGCCACAGGGTGCTGGAATTTGGAAGACATGATCGGCCACGACTTGTACGTCATCGCCGCCTCTGCGATCACGATGGACGCCCTGTATCGCCTCGACGTGGATATCGATTGGAAGTTCCGCCGATACGTCGAATGGCCGGCGACCGTCTTCATTCCGTTCCTACTGCTGGCTTTCGCCGCGGGAGACGCGGTGCGCTCCTACCATCCCGATTTCTTCCGGGCGCCGGTCACTGATCTTTGGATGCTGGCGTATTGGTTGATTCTGTGCGGACTGCTGGCGCATTTGTTGGTGTATTCCATGCGGGCGCTCATCCCGCTTTGGATGGACCGCTCAAGCCGGACGATCGCAACGGTCTATATGATCGCCACGGGGTGTGGGATCACCGCCTGCATCTCGCGGATGACTACCGCCACGTTCCTTAACGACAGTCAGCAGGACACCGTGACGGCGGGGTTAGCCGTTTGGATTCCCGCGGCGCTGTGTGGCTCGATATTCGCGGCGGCTGCCGGACTGGCATGGCTTCAACGTGTACGCCGACTCATCTCCCTTTGAGGCGGGCACGTGTCACCGAACCACGTCGCTTGGCCTCCTGGTCTTCCGTCGCTTCGCTCGGTGCTCCCGGCGGCGCGGGCGGACTATCGGCTGAAGTGGGTTGATCAACATGGTCAGCTCCGTTCATCTTGACGGCAGCTCGCACTACAGAGATAAGCGCGTTCTGCATCTCGATGCCCAGCGCGTCTGCCCCTCTAGGCATCCGTGCCGCAATTCCCGACTCTGTCGAGACGTCCACCCCGAGCCCTTTGGCGTAGGCGAGCACGATCGTCGATTCGGGAACTTTGAGCGCTATAGCCATCCCGCGGATAGTTTTCGTGTCCTTCGGGAAGCCGTCCGGCGCCGACTTAGACAGCTGCTGGAAAGTCTGATACTTGACCAGATATCCAGAGTCAGCCTCAAGCTTCCGAACGGAAGATCCGTCCAGGGCTTCATTTATCAGTTCGCCGATTGTGGGCACATCCGAACCTTGAATCCGGGCCAGTCGTGAGTCAACCATCGCCGTCCTGTCGCCGTCTACCACTGCTTGACAAGAAACATAGCGCACACCGTCTACCAAAGAAATGGGCGTTACTGTGCGGAAACGCGCAGGCAGCCAAATTACTCGCTTGTAACTACTTGCCAACCGTCTACCGGTAGACACATACTTGTCCCGAAGTACTTGACAGATAGACGTCTACTAGGGGACACTCATGAAGCAACGCAATCGATGGCCAAAGGGGACTTGGATGAAGCTCCGAAGCGCAGACACATTGCGGGCGCTGATGGAGCAGGACAAGTTTTCCCTCGGGCGCCTTGCGAGATATGCAGGGTGCTCCAAGGGGTTCATCTCACACCTGCTTTCAGGGCGTCGCAGTAGTTGCACGCCTGAGCTCGCTGAGCGTATTGCGGAGGCACTCCACGTGCCCATCGCGGTCATTTTCGACCCCAAAATGTCAACCACCGACATATCAACTGACAATCATCAACGGACGCCAGCTGCATAAACAAAGCCCTCACCCGGCCAGGGGTGAGGGCACCGACAACCGAAAGAGGATCGGAATGTCAGACATCCAGCATATCGGTGAACAGTCACCGTTTGAAGAGGGGCGAATCACCTGCCCGCAGGGTGGTGAGGATCGCTGGTCGGCCCGCTGGCTCATGGGAAAGATGGGCTATCCCCGCTGGAACGAGTTCGAACAGGTTATTGAGCGGGCCAAGCAGGCTGCGCACAACCAAGGTTTCAACGTCAACACCCTTTTCAGGGCCAACACTGAAAAGACTGGCGGGAGGCCGCAAACCAACTACCGGCTGACCAGGTTCGCTGCCTACCTGGTCGCCATGAACGGAGACCCGCGCAAGCCGGAGGTGGCCGCAGCGCAGGAGTACTTCGTGGTCAAGACTCGCGAGGCCGAAACCGCTGCGCCCGTTGAACTGACCGAAGATCAGATCGTCCACCGGGCGCTCCACATCTTGGATGACAAAGTCAAGGCGCTCACTGTTGAGAACAAGACGTTGGTCGCCGCAATCGAACGTGACGCGCCGCTAGTAGCCAAGGCTGAGGCACATACCGTTTCAGACTCTGCCATTCACCGGCAGGAGTTCGCGCGCGAGGTCATCACCTGGGGGATGAAGCAGCACAACATCGTCATCAAGCAAGAGCAAGTATTTAGGTTCCTTGGTCACGTCGGATTGTTCATCCGTGGGGAGCGAACCGACACGGGACATGCCACTGCCGACGCCCTGAAGCGGGGGCTTGCTTTTACGGAGAAGGGCACTGCGAAGAACGGATACGCCTGGGCTACTGGGAAGTTGACAGCCCGCGGTCAAGATCTCGCATGGAAGCGAATCACTAAGTACGTGTCCAACAACGGGACTCTAGAGCTGCCGCGCGAGCTTGGGAGTGGTGACTCAGCATGAACGATGCGCTGCGTGAGCATGTAACGAGCATCGGTTTCGCCCTGACCCTCTCGAAGGCTCAAATCGAGCTACTTGTGGTTCTACATCACTTCAAGGGTTACAACGGGGCATGCAGAGCGGGTCATCGTCCGTCGCACTTTGTGGCGACCATACGATCCCTCGATCGACGCGGGCTGACTGAAAATGTCTATCCTGCTGGCAATTTGACAAAGGCAGGGGCTTTAGTCTGTGAAATCTTGCGCGAAGCGGGTCTGTACGACGAGGTGCTGGAACGTAAGTCGATTGATCGGAACGCCGCATGAGATTCAATGGCGATTACCTATACCGAGTTCGAGTGATCTCCTACCCATCCGGTTCGCACCACCAGGTTGTCTACGGAGGAGAGATCCACACGGAGCCGGTGCCAGGTTGGCAGCCTCCGGGGTGGCGACCCGTTGGGCGCTACGTAGAGATGCTCAACACTGACGAGTTCGTCTGGCCAGTCACCAGCCACACATACGGTTCCCGGTCGACCGCCAAGAAACGGGCCGACCTCCTTGAATCATTTGGGGCAATGGTGATTATCGAGCGCTCCAGCAGGATCACTTGGCCCGAACCGTTGGAGGCAACATCATGACCGCCACATTCAGTCTTGAGCAAGTCGTGGCGGACTGGGACCTAACCGACGAAATGTCCGACCCGGTGGGATGGCTTGCCCGACAAATCCGCAGCGGTCGCGTGACGGCCAGGAAGATGGGCAGGTCATGGCGCATGACACAAGCTGACATCGACGCGGCTATGGATGCATTCGCATCACAACAACGCAAGTCGAAGCCGGCGGAGAAGGAGCGGCCGCGTGGGGGACTAAGCGCCGCATCGATGCGAAGACGTCGCGTGGCGTAATCGGTTCGTTCATAACTGAATAAACCCCGAACGCTGGGGCGGGACATCTTGGCGGAAGGCCGCCCCAGCGCCACTGCAACCAGCACCTTGGAGGTGTGGCGTGTTCAAGCGTAGATCAATCACGGCTGTAGCCGTAACAGTCCTAGCGGTTTCATGTGCTCCACCAGCTCATGCGGACTCGGCTCAAGACCTGGCCGAAAAGTATGGCATCTCGGTGTGCCGCAGTCTGGATGCTGATCCCACGATCGATGGGGTTCTCAACACCGGGGTATCGCTCACCAAGAAAGCGAACATCGACCCGTATGTAGCGGGACAAGTGTTGGCGTACAGCGCCATCTGGTTTTGCCCCACTCATATCACTCTCTTGAAGCGGTTCGCCGACTACTACAAGGGAGGGCGGGAAGCATGAGCGGGCGTCAGCGTATAGAACAAGCAGCCAAAGAAAACGGGTGGGTGATGCGACCCATTTCCGTGCAGACGAAAAACATCGACCTTGTGAACTTCATCAACGATGATGACGGCATTCTCATGACCGCATCGTTCTTTAAGAACGGAAATTTCTGCTACGCGGATGGCCCCGGATTGAATGTCGCGGCGATAACCGAAGGAACGGATTCCGCGTCTCGCCAGGTTATCGCCTACCTACAGCAACACGGGGCGCGGTCATGACCATCGAAAGTGCTGTAGAGCGAATCGTTTACGACTGCGCAGCGGACATTGACCTGGAAGAAATCGAGGAGATGTTGGCGCCTGTCCGTAGCCAACTACCCAACCCGGAGTCGGTGTTGTGGCGGTACGACAAGTGTGAACTGGAGACCTACACGGCGCTTAGCGCTGAACTCAAGGTCAACCCACGGGCATTGAACGCCGAAATCCAGCGCGCATGTGCCTGCGCGCAAATCGGAATGGAGTTCAAGTATTCCGATGATGAAGAAGGGGAGGCGGCGTGATGTTCTCCCTTGTATTCAATACCACGTGCCTCGCCCTCACGATGTACTGCTTCTACAAAACGGCTTGGCCATCACTCGGGGATACCCGTCGGTTCTACGAAGCGAACCGGGCCATAGATCCTGGCTACACGCTACCCCTTCCGCTCAGCTTCTTATGGTGGATGGGACTTGAGCGTTTGGCGCCGAAGTTCCTACGCCGCAAGGGGGATGGGGAGGCGGCTCAGCAATACCTATCCAACTACTTCTCAGATATGAGAGCAGGTCGGTCATGAGCTCACCAGTTGCCGTCATTGTTGTGACACTAATCGCGGCCGTGGCCATTCCCGGGATCGCCTTGGCGTTCTACGGGTTCTGGGAGTGCTGGAAAACAGACCATCGGCCCGACTATCAGTCCCCGCTAGTGCACGGTTGGGAGGACTGATGCGCGAGCTATTCACGTTCCCAATCTGCCACGCACACCAAGTGTTCCACCCATGCAGGCCGTGCGAGAAGGAGCAGGCCCGTAACCAGGTAAAGAACTGGACCGCTATCGGGTGGCTGCTCACATTCTCAGTGTTTTTCATGGTTGTTCTGTGGTACTCGGCAGGTGGGCGATGAGCAGGTGGGACGACGACTTCATCCAAATGGCCAAAGCGGCACGAGAGGCGAAGGGCTGGGATCAGTCCCGGCTCTCAGATGAGCTATCGGAGAGTGGAGTGGACCTCAGTCAGTCGGCCCTGTCGCGACTAGAGGGCGGGCATAGGCGCCTGGGATTTGGTGAAGCGGTTGCCATTTCAATGGTTCTAGGACTGGACCTCGACGAGTTCCTTGGTAACCCATCGCATTGGCACGTCAATGTGAGAGATATCTGGGCGGTTGCCAAAGTTGAAGAAGCGCAGAAGATTCTCCATGAACTCCTGGGGGCTATCCGATGAGCATACAAATCGCTTCCATTGTGCTACTCAACCTACTGGTGCTGTGGCTGCTGATCGAGAATCGGGACCTGCGATCAGAAAACACCGAACTGCGCCGTGAAATCGCCAGGCTCTCAAAGCATCCCTCTACCTATGAGCCTGAACCACTCCCGTATATGCAGAGGTTGTATGCGGACGATGAGTGAGAAATCGCGGATAGAAGCAGCGCGTGCCCGTATAGCGGAGATGCGATCAACATCGTTTCGAGAGAACGCGATGCACCACACCTTGTGCTCGACATTCGTGGACATGGCGCCAGATGACGAATGCGACTGCTACGTCATGTCATACACCAAGTGGGCAGACTACATCGAGAAGGCGCTGATGCCCGATGAAGACTGAATGGACGCGGGCGCCGCACACAACAGTGCGGTGGGCGCTCGTCGAAGCATTACGGGCATCCGATAACGCATCAACTGTTGACTACTGGGATGTAGTGACGGAGAACCTGATTCGAGAATTGAAGCTACGTCTGGAGTGGGGCGTTACGCCAGATGAAGAGCATGTGCAATACGTCACGAGGCATGCCGCTGAACGGCGAGTTAGTCAGTCGCACCACCTCGTAGATCGGCTCGTCTCTGATTGGAAGCGGGTGGACTCCGATGGCTAGGTACACGATCAATCATGACGAGGCCGACGCGCGGGTGTTGTTGATGTGCGCGGAAATGCTCAAGCACCTAGACCTAGCCGGCCGTGGCGGTGTTGATGTGTCCGCTTCTATTGCCGAGGTTATGGCCAGGCGCGATGAAGTGTTGCGTTCCAGGGGTATTGAGCCGAACGGGCAGGGGACATGCAAATGAGTGGGTTGAGTGATGTGCAGCGTGGGGCGCTCAAGAGTTGCTTGGAAGAGATCTATTTCGGGTACGGCGAGAAGGATTGGGAACGCCTCGCTGGTGTGGCTACTGATCGGATCGCGTCTGCGGTGAGGAAGGCGTCATGAGCGACTACATCAAGGATGTGCTTAAAGCACGCTATCGAGGAAGAGCTTTCGTTGGGTGGTGATGCGGGGACTGTGATGGCCCGTATCGGTGAGGTGTTGTCAGAAGAGGGCTACAGGGTGGTGGCGTTGTGAAGCTGGAACCGACCGAAGCGCAGCGGAAAGCCATGAGGCACATAGCGGGGATTCGGCTCGATGCAGCCGCGCACCACCGCTTTAAGCCTGATCCTGAAGAGTTCCTTACCGAGCTAATCGCTGCCGCTAACAGCATCCCCGAGGGGCCACCTGTTGGCACCATCGCGCGACGGGAAGATGGGGCGTTCGTAGCCGTCCGGGTATTGACCGAAGGTCTGGAACACTACTGGGCGTATACCTGTACCGATCACCCCCTTTATGACGAAGATTGGCCGGACCCGGACGACGCCGACTCTTGGCCGCAGATCCGCCCCGACGAGTGGCCCGACCAAGCAGGGCTGGACTGGTTTCCGCCTGGCGAAGAGCCGATTGTGCCTCGGCCCGACCCAACAGCACAACAGGAACCGAAGCTGTGCAGCGGGTGCTACGAGTGCCAGTCCCCCAAGCGTCACCACACACCCCGTGTCGTTGACCGTCTAGGGGTAGACGAGCGGGGATCGCGGTGGCTGGACGTTTTCGGCTGGGTTTGGTCCTTCGAAAATGGTTGGTGGAAGACCGTGGATGGCGGACTTGACTACGGATGTGTAGACCCCTCAATAAGAGGTCCGTTCAAGGAAATCCTTGAGCCCCGTGTACTTCCGAGCCTGGATTGTGAAGAGGCTAGAGACGGCACAGTGTGGGAAGCCGCTTTCTCGCAAAGCGACCATGGCCGAGGCTGGAAATTTTGGTACGTGCTAGCGGAGCGCGAGTGGTACACGGATGCCGGACATGACGGAAGCAGCCCGCTTCGTACGTTGGATTTTCTAACCGAACGCGGGCCGTACACCGAAGTTCTCGGTGATCCCTCATGAGTCGTGGTGTCCGTATGTCCGATTGGCTCGCAACCGATTACCGGCGTTTGCCTGATCCTGGTCCTGCTGTTCCTGACTGGTTTTGGGTTGATGACGAGTACGACGAGAAGGGGAACCCGCGGTGAATCGGCAGATGCGTATCGCTGTGGCGGCGGAGTTCCGCAAGTTGGCGGACAAGATTGAACGCGAAGAGAAGTCGAAGTTTCTTCTGGAAAACGATCCCGGTACCCGTATTCCGGTGATGTCGGATGTTGAGGTTGACGGCAAGAAACGCCGCATCGGATACGTCCTGATCTCCGACCCTGAGGGGCCACGGGACATGCCGGTCATCACTGATGAAGCTGTGGCTATTACTTGGGCTCTTGAAGAGTTCAACGACCCCATGCTGGCTGAACACAAACTCACCGAGCAGGGACGTAAAACCGTACTCGCCAGTGCATCAGCGGCGTTGGCATCCGGCGCCCCACTCCCGCCCGGGGTTGAAGTGCAGCACGTCCCCGGAGGGAACCCGACAGTGTTCTGGCGCGGCGAAGACGACGCCCGGGAACTACTCGAGGACATGCAATCCCGCGGCCTGTTCAGTCTCTCCACGGCTTTGAGGTTGAAGGAGCTGCCATGACACTGCCCGAAAAGATGCGCGAGCTCGCCCCAGTGCTCGAGGAAGCTGACGCACGGTTCCGGGCCGAATTCCCGCACCGTCTCGACGAACTTGAGGGCGGCTGGTCCGCCAACGGTTTGAGGACATTCGCCGACATTTGGGAGCGAGCGGAGGCCGCTAGTGCCTAGGCTCCTTGATTTGTTCTGTTGCGCCGGCGGTGCCGGTATGGGGTATCACCAGGCTGGTTTCGAGGTCACTGGGGTTGATGTCGATCAGCAGCCGCGGTATCCGTTCCGATTCATCCAGGCGGATGCTCTCGCGTTCCTCATGGAGTTTGGTCACGAGTACGACGCAGTCCATGCTTCGCCGCCGTGCCAGAGGTTCACGAACGCCCAGAAGATCCAGGGCAACCAGCATCCCGACTACCTGGAATCAGTGCGGGGACTATTGCAAACGGATGGACGCCCCTACATCATCGAGAACGTCCCCGGTGCACCACTGATCAATCCGGTTGTGCTGTGCGGGGCGATGTTCGGGCTGAAGACCTATCGGCACCGGTTGTTCGAGTCCAACCTCTCTTTAGTGGCGCCGGAGCATCCGGAGCATGTTGCCGCGGTGACGAAGATGGGCCGCCCACCCAAAGATGGCGAGTTCATGCATGTAGTGGGGAACTTCTCGGGTGTAGGTAAGGCCCGGGAAGCGATGGGTATCGACTGGATGACCCGGGACGAACTACGAGAAGCCATCCCTCCGGCGTATACGCAGTATCTAGGGCTGCAGATGCTCGAGCACATGCGGGCTGCGGCATGAGGGCCGGCGAGTTCACCGCGGAAGCCAAGGAGCTGATGTTCCAGAGGTCTTTGGGTGAGTGTGAGGTGCAGTGGCCGAACGTGTGCATGCAGACGGTGGAGACTTTTCACCATCGTCGCCCGAGAGGCCGGGGTGGTAGCCGCCAGGAGTCGACGAGCCGGGTTTCCAATGGGCTCGCGATATGCCGCGGCTGCCACTCCTTCATCGAGACACGTGAGCGCGGGAAGGCTATCGAGTTGGGGTTCATCGTGTCCCAGTGGCATGAACCAGCTTTTGAGTGTGTGTTTTACCGGCATGAGCGTTGGGTGTGGCTTGCCGACGATGGGTCGATTCGTGAGGAGCGTGCGGCATGAGGGCAACGTTTGATCCGCTGAATGTGGATGCTGCGCTTCAGGGCTATCCAGTGTCGTTGTCGAAACCGGATCGTGTGGTGGCGGCGAAAGCCCTCACCGCTCAGGGGTTGTCTGGGACAGAGGTGGCGCGTCGGCTAAATGTTACCGACCGCCAGATCGAGCGCTATAAGGCTGAGCCGATGCCTGAACCTGAAGGTCCTCCAGAGGTGGATTACGAGTTCTGCGGCAACGAAAACGTTTTGGTTCGCAAAGCCACCGAGTTGATCCGGTCACTGAGAACCAAGGATCACCTGGAGGTGCTGGGGGATTGTGTGGACTTCTGCGCCTGGCATCCCGGTGTTGCTGCACAGGTTATGTGTGCGTTGGCGTTGTGGGCTGATTCGGGGGAGTGGGCGTTGGGGAGGTCGGCGTGAAGCCTTACTACCAAGACGATCTAGTGACGCTGCACCACGGCGATTGCCTCGACGTGCTGGCATGCCTGCCCGACCGCAGCGTCGACGCGGTGGTCACCGACCCGCCATATGAGTTGGCATTCATGGGGCGTGCCTGGGATGCCTCGGGGATCGCATTCAATCCTGCGGTGTGGGCCCAATGCCTGCGCATCCTCAAGCCCGGCGGGCACCTGCTGGCGTTCGGCGGCTCGCGCACCTGGCATCGGCTCGCGGCCGGAATCGAGGATGCCGGTTTCGAGATCCGCGACAGCATCGCATGGCTGTACGCGCAAGGGTTTCCAAAGAGCTTGAACGTAGGCCTTGATCAGCGGTTCTGTCAGTGCCAGATGGGAGAATCGCGGCATGCCGAACCGGGTGCCGAACACGCAGTGCGTGATGTGCTCGGCGCGGATGTATCGCCGTCCGGGCGAACTTGCAGCGGGTCGGGGTCGGTATTGCTCACGGGCTTGCCGGAATCGAGCGCACCCGCTGCCAGACGGCAGGAACTTCCCACCGCCGAGGATAGGTACAGCGAATCCGGCTTGGAAGGGCGGCGTGACGTACAAGCGATCGCAGGGGAACTACGTGCACCCGCCGATGGTGCGCTGCCCGCCACTGTTCGCCGCGATGTCACGGGCGAATGGGTATGTGCCGATTCACCGATTGGTGATGGTGCAGTGGATCGGTCGTGCACTGACGCGGTCGGAGTGTGTGAATCACATCGATCACGACACCTCGAACAACACGAGGTCGAACCTCGAGCTTTGGCCGACGAACCGCGACCACAAGTTAGGCGAGGTCGGGCGGTATGTAGAGGGTGTGGCAAACCGCAGGTAGCTGGACTGGGCACCGCGCTCAAGCCCTCATTCGAGCCCATCGTCGTCGCACGTAAACCCTTGGCGGGCACTGTCGCCGCGAGCGTGCTCGAGTACGGGACCGGGGCGCTGAACATCGATGCTTGCCGGGTTGAAGCGCATGGGCGTCCGCTTAGGGTCGGCGACTACAAGCAGACCAATAGTGCGGTTTGGGGCGGCCGGATTGACGACACCCTCAAGGGTGGCAGCAAGGCTGCCGGGAGCACTGACGCGGGCCGGTGGCCAACCAACGTCGTCCTCGACGAGCACCAGGCCGAAGTGCTCGACCGGCAGACGGGCGTCTTGCACTCGGGAACCATGCGTGCGGGCGCCGAGCGTCAGCCGCGAGCGGGCGGCACGATCAGCGGCGCCGACGTCCGAAATTTCGTCCCTGCTGACACCTACGGCGACAGCGGCGGCGCTTCGCGGTTCTTCCCCGTGTTCCGCTACGAGGCCAAGGCGCCAACGTCGGAGCGGCCCAACGCCGATGGTGTGCAGCACCCGACGGTCAAACCGCTGGACCTGATGCGGTGGCTCGTGCGGCTCGTCACCCCGGTCGGCGCGGTGGTGCTGGAACCGTTCGCCGGAAGCGGCACGACCGCCGAGGCATGCGTTCTGGAGGACCGGCAGTGCATTGCGATCGAACGTGAGGCCGACTACTTGCCGCTGATCGTGTCCCGGCTACAGAAGCCGGTGCAGCAAGGGCTATTCGGATTGGAGGCAGGCGCGTGACTGTTTGGCCTACCTACCACTTCTGCCGTTGTGGTCATCAGAGATACCAACATAACGGTCAATCAGCTGAGTGTTACGGGGCTTTGGATGACGGTGTGACCCTTTGTGATTGCGGAGGGTTTGTTGAAGACAAGAAGGAATGCGCATGAGCGACATAGTTTTCATGGACACTAAGACTTTGGGCCTGGATCCCCTCGCTCCCGTCTGGGAGTTCGCGGCCATCAGGCGCTACGAGAACGGTGTTGAAGCCAAGTACCACTGCTTCATTGACCATGACCCTGCATTCTGGTTAGACCTACTCCCGGCGCGGTTCCAGGAAGATTACAAGGCGCGATTCGATCCGCAGCAAGCACTCAAGCGGGCTGATGCCGCCGAGATGATCCACACGGCCACCGACGGGGCTCATGTGGTCGGTGCGGTGCCTAGCTTCGACACGGGGCGTCTGGCGCGGATTCTGAATCAGACGGGTTGGGGTGCGCCGCCGTGGCATTACCACCTTGTGGATGTCGAGAACGTGGCGCTGGGATACCTAGCCGCCCAAGGGAGGTTACTGCAGCCACCGTGGAAGTCGGATCAACTTTCTGCGGCTATCGGTGTAGATCCCAACGACTTCGATCGCCATACCGCCATGGGTGACGTGCTGTGGACGCGTGCGCAGTGGGACGCAGTGATGGGCAACGGCGATGAATGATCCTGTCAATCATCCTAAGCATTACACGTCTCATCCGAGTGGCATTGAGTGCATACAGGTGACCCGCCATATGGGATTCAACCTCGGGAACGCCGTCAAGTACATCTGGCGAGCGGACCTGAAACACAACACCATCGAGGATCTTGAGAAGGCCATCTGGTACCTCAATGACGAGCTAGCGAAGCGGCGACGGGAGTCCTCCAGTGACTGACACCTGCACCTGCACCCACGGTCTCGATGAGCACCAATCTCACGGCGGCACTTGCCTAGCTGAACTCCCTGGCTCTTTTGAGCCTCTTTACCGGTACTGCCCTTGTGGGGGATTTGAGAGGAGTGACGATGAGTGACGAGCGTCTGGATTCCTTGGCGAAAGAACTCTGCGAGAAGCGCTCGCTCGCTTGGCTGCGTTGGGATTTGCTCACATCTGATCAGAAGGACACGTGGCGGCGGATGGCTGCGCAGCGACTCAATGACCAGGAGGCGGTGTAGATGGCCGCACTTGCGCTTGCGCTGTTATCCATGGGTGCCGCCCCGTTCTGCGTCTGGGCTGGATATGTATTCGCCAGACACAGGTTCCGCGGGCCTGTTCACCAGCACGCCTACGGGATGTGGGAGGACTGCAAGGTCGAAGAATTTGGACGTTTGGTTCCGGGACAGAAGCGGGATTGCCTTGGGTGCGGTGTGCGTGAGATCCGCACGGTCACTACCGATGAGGTGGTGTAGATATGCCGTGGTTCAACGTCGATGACGGCTTCTCCAACTCCAAGCCCGTACTGCGTATCCCGAGGCGCTACAGGTGCACCGCGATCGGTCTGTGGACCCTCGCTGGTTCATGGTCAGCCAAGGAACTTACGGACGGTTTCATCCCGGACCACACCCTCGAAGAGTTCGCGTCTACGACGGCGATGGCAGGGATTCTCGTGAAGGCAGGACTGTGGAGAGAAGTGGTAGGGGGCTGGCAGTTCGAGGGCTGGGAGAAATGGCAGAAGACCAAGGAGCAAGTCTTGGCTTTCCGTGCGGCAGAGGCAGAAAGGAAGCGGAAAGCACGCTCCGACAAGAAAGGTGCAGGTAGCGATAGTGCGTCCGGGGTGGACTCCGCCCGGACAGAACCCGGAGTCCCGCTGGGACACCACCCGGAGTCCGGACAACCATTACCAACACCATTACCTAAACCAAAACCTTCTTTTCCTTTGGTTACTTCTAGTGGGGGAGTTACGTCAGTAGACGCGCGGGGCCCCCGCCCCCATTGCCCCGATCATGAAGAGAACTACGAAGGTCCGTGCCGCCGCTGCATGAAGCGCCGCGAATGGGACGAAGCCAACGCGGACCTGACTGCTGCCGATGAGCTTGAGCGCAAACGTCTGGCGAAAGCCGCCGCGGCGAAGGTGCTCAAGGACTGTCTTCTGTGTGACGAAGAGGGCTGGGTTCTAGGACCCGACGGCACGATCGCTGACCCCTCTCGTCATTGCACCCATAACCCCGAGTCGAGCAGCAAGGAGGCTGTGAGATGACCCAAGCCATAACAGACATCAAAGAACTCGTAGGAGAAATGCCAGCGAGGGGATGTGAGTGGCAGCCGTACAAGTTCATCGCGCCTGAATGCAGCTTGCAGGCTAGGTGGGCTATCCGGCTGCATCTGGCCGACTGGGCGACCCAAACCTGCAGCGTTGGTGTGCAGCACTTCTGCGATGCGCACAAGCAGGAGCTGCTGGCCATCATCGCCGAGGACATGGACGCACCGTGCGAGTCTTGTGGCGTTGTGACGGCGGCGGTGTTCAAGGTGATGCCGCTATGACCGCCTGGTTTAAACGCACACAGCCCAAACCCCAACCAGTGGTGTCACTACAACCCCGAACCGTTGTAGAGACCCCTACGGCGTTCCTAGCCCGATTAAAGATCGAGTGCACACCCCCATGCCAAGACTGCTACAGGCCCGCGGACTTCATGGTCACCATCCACCTCGTAGACCACTGCGACAGACCAGCCGTTGAAGTGTTCATCTGTGCGGAGCATGTCTCCACGATCGGGAACTTCGTGGATACGACGATCAAAAGCCTCCGCTGCGGCAGCTGCTCCACATGCGGGCACGAAGTAACAGCACCACACGACCTCATAGAAGACGTGGTGAAGCTATGAGCGAATACGACTACTACGAAGGGCACGACGGTAACTGGAAGTGGGCAATCCATACCGACCCCGAAGGCGAGTGGTGGATATGTCGGGAACATGAGGTGTTGGGATGCAGCCCAATCCGCACGTTCGCCTCTGGTGCAGAGGCTATAGCAGCATTCGCAAGGGGTGGGCGATGAGAAGCGAGTACAGCGTATGGGGAAGATCCGGGGAGTACCTGGAACTACTGAGTGAACCAACGGAAGTTGTTCAGGTAGCCGAGGCTGACGCGCGACGAATCCATAAGCGGTGGCCTGATGTGGAGCTAATAATCCGCAGCCGTCCGATAGGTGAATGGGTGGATCATGGCGCATTCGCGGCAGGTGGAAGATGAGCGACCCGGCATACAAGCCCGAACTATGTGGCGACGAACCCAATCCGCCGAACCCGCGATCCGTGGAACCAATATGCACTCTCATCAAAGGACATTCGGGGTTGCATGAATGGCACAACGAGTCTCACCCCGAGGACTGGCCACCAGTCTGCCGATGGTGGCGCTGCTCAGACGGTGAAGTAGTTGGCAGCTACCCGTATGTGAAGAGGGTGTCCAATGACTGACCCAGCAATCGAAGCCGTTAACCGAGTGATTGGGGCTGATGCTCTTCTGCTACCCGAGAAGCATCGGCGTGAACTGGTCGCCGCTGCCCGTGAGATGGCTAAGTCGGTACAGGAACTACACCGGCCCGTCGCCTACATCAACCGTCAGCGATGCTGCCTGACGTGTTGGGACAACAACGGCAAGCCCCATATGTGGCCCTGTGAGACCGCTAAACGGGTCTACCCAAGTGAGGAACTAGAGCGATGAGTGACGAACCTTCGGACGCACAGAAGCTCATAGCGGAAGTGATCGCCACGCACCGCTCCCTATTCGACGGAGAGGCTTGCGACGCCTGCGACTGGAAGTTCACCAATGAGTATTACGGGCACGACGAACACGTTGCAGTCGAGGTGGATAAAGCCCTTGGAGGACTCACGCAGAAATGGGCTGCCCACTATATCGGTGACGGGGAGCTGGTGACCGAGTGCGCAAAGTGGCAAGCCCTCAGATGCGCCGCAGCCCAGCCGCAGACCGTTCGCGCCGAGTCCTATTTTGTGTCTGGCTGGACGGTGACCGAATGAGCGACAAGTCCCGTATGTGGACGAAGGAATACAAGCCGGTCACGTGCCACGAAGAGGTGGTTCGACGTGGCGAGTACGCGCCCTGTGAGAAGCCAGCTGTCGGATATGCCATGGATGATGACCGCAGCTTCTACCCGGTCTGCAATGAGCACCTGGTGAAAAACCAAGGGATGCAGCCATGACTGACTACCAAGACACCGGTAGCCGGCGGAAACCTACGGCATACACCGAAACCGGGGCCTCCGATCGGGTGTGCCCGGACTGTAGTGCCCCAGAAGGACATCCCTGTAGATGGATAGCCATGGATGGGCAGGGGGATTTAGGGAAACCACGGCATTGGCCGCATGAGACACGTTGGAGGCGTTAGTGAGAAACATTCACCCCGGACCAAGAATCATAGACGGTGGCGCCGACATGTGGTCCATCAACCACGAGCCCTGGACCGAACAAGCTCTTTGCCCCGAGACAGATCCCGAGTTGTTTTACCCCACTCCCGGTAGTCCTGGGAGGACGATGGCCAAAGCAGCGAAAGCTATTTGTGCCCAATGCCCGGTCGCTGCCGAGTGTTTGGAATACGCCTTCAGGGCCAATGAAGAGTACGGGATTTTCGGTGGGGTGACCGCCCATGAGCGGATGGAGATGAAGCGGGGGAGGGCAAGCTGATGCCCGAGATAGCCGAGTTCGCCGAAATCCTCGGCCGCTTAGAGCTACCCATATGGGAGCTTGAATGGCAGAACCACGCAGCATGCAAGGGCATGGACACAAACCTCTGGTACCCAGAGCGCGGCGCCAGCCGCGAATGCCAACTCGCCAAAGCCATCTGCCACGACTGCCCAGTGAAGATCCAGTGCCGCGAGTACGCCGTATCCCACCAAGAACAGTGGGGGTTATGGGGGGAGCTGTCATTGAAGGACAGGCGTAGGTGGAACCAGGAAAGGAAAGCGGGCTAGACACCGCGAATGTCGGTGTATCGGAGGATAATTGAGGTATGGCTAGAACCTTCCCAACGTGCGGGTTTTGGATATTCGACAATGAGATCCGGCTTTGGGTCGGGGATGACGAGGGTTCCGAGAGTGAGCCGCTGTCTGACACTCAAATCGATTCACTTATCCGAAATCTTGAGACCGCCAAGAAACTACGAGGCCAGGGCCAGGACATAACTTGGGTACTTGGCGATATGGCTCACGGAGGTAGTGAGAGTTGAGTGCCGAACCGCTGCAATGGGAGGACTTCCCAGACCAGGCGCGCTACATAACACATAAACGTGGCGCACACTCTGGTGACGGCTACTACTACGTCGTCGCCTACTTCTCACACAGCGGGCTCTGGATGTCTAAGACCTACGGCGTTTTTGCGGCATCAGGTGGCTTTAAAGAGCAGCCCTTTGAAGACCAGCTATACGAAGGCCGTAGTGAAGCCGAGGCTATAGCCGCTGCCGAGAATCACCACATCGAACGGGTCCGCAAGGACGCATGGCGCCGCTATATGGCAGAGAACGATCCACCGGAGGTGGGGAGTGCTCGCTGAAACACAATGCCCTGATTGTGGGTTTGCCCGCTGGGCGGAGGGGTTTTCCACCCATGACTGCGAGCAGTTCCGAGCCGACGTAGAAGCCTGGCGCGCGGTGTGGCGCAACATGTGGCCCGCTAATGATCCACCGTCGAACGGAGAAGCCTTGTGAGCGAAGCGGATCTGGAAGACCTTGAGGAGAATGTTGGTGCAGAGTATGCGGCGCTACTTTACGAGCGGATGCCGGGTGACCCGTTCAACGTGGCCAACTGGTTCGATGGCTCAGGTAGCGCGGATGTCGCCGGTAGTCCACAGTTTCCACGCGAGCAGTGGGTGAGTGTGCCGAGGTTGAGAACCGCGGTTCTCCTAATTGTGCGACGCGCCATTGAGTTGGTCCGCGAGAGGCCAGACGGACCCGAGTCTGATGCTCTATTTCAACAAGCTGGGCTGCTGTACATCTATGGCGGGAAGGTGCGTACCGCGTGAGCGTTGCCGATTCTTACTTCTTAGACAAGGGCTCCCAACATAAGCTCCGTGAAGAGTTGGCCAGCATCCCCCGCATGATCGGGGAGCTGTCCGTCACCCTCACCCGTCAAGCCCGCATCCAGAGGCCGGGGTTGAGCATGTCCAGACGACCCAAACCGGAGTCTCAGGTCCCCATCCATATCGGGGCACACAACGCCGCTGACCTACTGCACAACTGTTTGGGTACGTGGGTGAGGCTGGTGTGCGAACAACGAGCGATCGTGTGGGATAAGGGCAACGACATCATCACGTTGGCCAAGTGGCTACGAATCAACATGATCGCCTTGGCCCTCACTGAGGGTTCGGAAGAAGCCTACGAGGACATCAAAGCCGCGATTGATGAGTGCTGGCGACAGATAGACATCCCTGCCGACGACGACATAGTGATCGACCGAGGGCGAGTACACGAAGCCAATAAGCACATCGTCACCGCCGACACCATCGAACCTATCGCCCGCCGAATAGGGGAGATGGGCAAGAAGCTGAACGCGCAGCGGGTGCACTCACTGACCCGTGGCGGACATCTGCGTCCAGTCTCCAGCGACCCGGATACGGGTAAGAAGTTCTACCGCCTGGGGGATGTGCTGCACGCGCACAACAACTGCGAGAAGCGAGACCGAAAGAAAGGGGCTTAGCGATGGGGATGTTCGACGATGTCACCTATATCGCCGACTGTCCGTTTTGTGGGGCACTACTCACGGGGTGGCAGTCGAAGGATGGCGCATGTGGGCTTCAAAATCTCACACCAGACCAGCTCTGGGATCAAAAGCCAACCGGTCAGCCGGGAATCCACTTCTACAACAGCTGCGAAAACTGCGAAGCCTGGATTGATATTGAATGCAAGAAGCGAGACCGAAAGAAGGGTGCATGATGATCACACCCGAGGGTGCCAACGATGGCACTGAGATTCAGATGACCGACCACGGATTCATTTGGGGTGCGTGTGAAGTTACGCTTCTCGCGAGCGTGAATGGAGGCGTGTGTGTCAGCGTGTCCGGGACAAATGAACATGTCCGCGTCTGGGTGTCCAAGAAGGGGCGGTCGGTAGGCTCCTGTAGGTATTGGAATTAGCGGGTGAGTCTATGAGTGGAACCATAACCATCTGGGAATACGGCGCAGTCGGTAAGGTACCCCGGAAGGACGCGATTCGACTTATCCAGCAGCGGCTTTGGGATGGCCCGATGTATAACAGGGGACTGGTCAAGGCTGGGGCTAAGTTCTACATCACCGACGCCTGCGTTCATGACGTGGCCTGCTCGGTAGTTAGGAGGATATTCGAGCCGTGTTACGGAAGCCCCGTTTGGGTCGATGAAGAGAGTAGTAACAAGGATGTCGAGCAGGCGTATTGGCGAGTCATTACCCAGGGTTGTGTTGACCATCCCGCGTCACCCAAGAATTTCATCTTCAGCGCCGATGATCCCCTACTGATAGGGAAGCGGCGATGCCAGTTCTGCGCGCCCGATGTGTACCCACCCAAGAAGGTTCCCTATGTGCCAACGAAGGCCGCATCGTCACTTTGCGGCTCAGACTTAGGAAGGGCTTACGAGGGTAGTCCGATTATTGGTATCGAACACACGGACCGTGCGGTAGTCATTAAGACCGCCGATGGCTCGGCGTGGACTATTAGCAACTCAAATGCCCGTGTCGCACTGGGTCCACGGGGCTCGGCGTAGGGGATTTATTGCGACACGCCGACCAGCTGATATACCCCTTAACCATCGTCAAGTAGTAAACTGCGCCTAGGCGCAACTCGCACCCCTACCTAGTCCCCACCCCGATCTCTCGTTAGGTCGGGGTCTTTTTTATGCCCAAACGGAGGTCTCTTTCCATGCCTCTGTCTCGTGTCCGCTGCTGCATCCCCTGTGGCCGTATCCGCTACGCCCCCTGCTCTACAGGGTGTCGAGTAGATCCCGAGAACGACCCAACAAGCTGGACAGAACAGGTGCCGCCATGCTCGACAGATTCTTCGCAGCACTAGCCGCCGCTATCGGTAACGCCGTCTTCCGGGTATTGGACAAGAAGATCCCCGACAACATCGCCGACAAACTCATAGACCGCGGTCTTCAAGTACTCGGTGAGATAGTGGACCGTGCAGCCGACCGTGTAGCCGACACTGCGGAAGCCACAGCCGACAGGATCGCCGGTAGCGCGGAAGCTGAACTAGGCCAGCTCGGTTCGGAGATCAGGGGAGTGGTCAAAGCGGCCAACCCCATCGATATTCTCGGCAGCCTGTTCGGGCGACGCTGATGCCGCACATACGCATCGTTGCCGACGGCGAGACCATCCAGGATGGGCCCATGGAGGTCCTCGATGATCTCCAGAGCCTACAGATCTTCCCGGTAGAGATGCTGGATTTATTGCGTCCACCAGACCCGGATGACTGCGCGCGGCATGAAATGCTGGGCGCCGCCATGGTCGCATCCCTAATGAAGGGACTGGAGGGTGATAGAACCCTCATCTTCAATGTCACGACAGACGCGTCCGGCTGGACGTTGAACGTCGAGACGATGCGCCCTTCATTCGACTGACTTGCCCCTACAGCTTCCCTGTTCTACTATCGAACACATGTTCGACATGGTGTCATACCGTATAGAAGGTGATGGACCCGTGACAGCGGTAATCACCTACCAAAACCGGGAGTACCGGCACACCTCCCGAACCATGTGGCTGGGACACGAAGACGGCATGCCCCAAGGCTCCATCCAACTCGATGAGCATGTGTGGGCGCGACTACAGCGCATCAACGGAACCATAGAAGCCACCATCACCGACTCTAAGACTGGTGAAAGCTACACCCTCACACCTGAATAGACACCGCGACTTACGCTGTAGCTCGGTAAAATTGAGGCATGGAAGACCATAGCGACCATCACGTTTGCGATGCGGACAATGAAGACTGTCGCCGAGCGGCGAAGGTGCGACTTCAAGATGCTTTGGCCAAGTTGGTTGGTGAGCACAGCAAGTTCCACCACTTCGATCGTCATGTAAGCATGAGGGCCACATTCCATTGTGGTAAGTGCGACTCGGAATCCGAGTGGAGTGAGTGACCCATGACTGATCCATCCCAAGCCCATATAGACCGGGCACGTGAACTCGGCCTCTCTTTCGATCCTTCTGATATATCGGACGAAGAGTTAAGCCGTGCTATCGCAACGTATGAGCGGGTTTACATCGAGGCGATGGTCGAGAAGGTGCGTCGACTGGAGGCTGAAGGCCCCACTGGGCGCCGCCGCATGTTCGGTCCCGGTTCGATAGACGACGTACGGAATCCGGGATGAGCTGGACGGCATCGGGTGGCGAGCTGATTCCCCGCTGGGCAACATTCATGGGTGAGACCTACTATTTCGACTCGCTAGACACCGCTGATCCCGTTGAAACACGGGATAATTGAGGTATGGGATACATCGCGCATCACGCGCTTATCGTGACAATCTCGGGATTCGCCCTGGACGATCCCAAGGAATACGGCATGCCAGACATCGCCGCGTATCGGGAAGGGATACCAGAGCAATTCCGCCCGCTGCTTGTTGGCCCCATTCGAACGGCCGCAAACGACGATTGGGTTGTCGCATTCCTGCCCGACGGGTCTAAAGAGGGCTGGGACACAAGCGATGAGGGTGACCGCATCCGCAATGAGTTGATCGACATGTTCAGGTGGTCATTCGAAGACGGATCTTCACCGTATGACGTTGTACTCGTCCGCTTCGGCGGCGACGATCCGCATCTCGTCAATGCTCACGACCCGCGCGGGCGCGGCTAATACTGATTCCCGAATCCCTTTGGGAGGCAATCATGCTTGATGGTCAACGATTGGATCCAGTTGAAGCCGCGCGGCTGTATGACCAACGATTGAAAGCCATGTGCACTCCAGAAGAGTGGGAAGTGTACGACCGCCGCCTACATCCCGAGAGCTACCCTCCGGAGCTCCCATGGTGGCGAAAGCTGTTCAGGCTCTAGCCATGGCCCTGACCGCTAACCAGCTCCGCATTTTAGAAGCGTTGCAGCGGTTACGTATAGCCCGTACTGAGGGTGATGTTGACGCCGAGCTCGTGGCCTACAGCCGCATGGATGAGCTACTAGACCGTGAACCTAGGGGCATAGGTTCCGTTTCGCCGATCGCGCCATAGCCAACAGATTGGCTGGTGTCGCGTTCGGATAGTTGGAGTGCGAGGCGACTTGCTCCGGGGTTTCCCCGTTGCGCAAGTCATTACACATGCCGTTACCGGCAGCCAGTAGGAACGGCCGGGACTGCCACATCACTTGAAAACCCTGCCCGGACAGTTCGTCCAGGTAGGCGTCATCGTCCGCGTACGCCGCGGGCGCGAAAACAATGCTGGCCGCTACGGCGGCTGCAGCTGCGATCTTGATCATTGGCGGATCGTAGACCTCCACCCCGACGGGTACAGGCGAAACGGGAGATCAGATGGCCGTGCAGCACTGCGAGTACTGCGGGCGCCGCCTCCGGTACGACTGCTGCCCGCACTGTGAAGAGGGTGAGTAGTGCTCGGGGTAGCGATCACCACCCACAACCGCCGAGATGTCCTCCTCAACGCGTTAACGCACTGGATCGAGCACACCTCGGCTGATGTGCCAATTGTCGTTGTGGACGACGGCAGCGACGAGCCCCTATGCCTTGAAGGCTGGCGCGGTATCCCGGTGCATCGAGTTCCTAGCGTGAGCGTTGTTCGCCATCCACAACCTATGGGGATAGCGGTGGCGAAAAACCGTTGCATCGCCGAGCTCATGGACTTGGGGTGCGACCACCTGTTTCTCGCTGACGACGATGTGTGGCCCACCGTAGACGAGTGGTGGAAGCCTTACGTTGAGTCGCCGGAACCGCATCTGTCGTTCCAGTGGCCCAGCGGCGGCCGACACAGCGTCACCCACCAAGACGAGCAGCATTTCGCCATCGGATTCCCCCGCGGAGTTCTCCTATACGCCGAACGCCGAGTGATCGACACGGTGGGCGGCATGGACACCGGATATGGGGCGCACGGCGGCGAACACGTCGACTGGTCACAGAGAATCCACGACGCAGGGTTGACGCGATGGCCGTTCGCCGATGTCCGAGGATCACACAACTTGATCTACTCCCGCGACAAAGCCGAAGGAAACCGAACAGGTTCTTCCCGGTTTGAGCTTCCCGAGCGTGCCCGGATGTGTGAGGCCAATGGAAACCGTTGGGGCCACAAGCACCCAACATGGCCGTACTTTCCATTCCGGGGAGGCGAGGGCGTCCAGGACTACCAGTTAGGCCCATACTTCCCGCCCGCGGAGCACTATTCGCTACTGCGGCACGTAGTCGGTTTGAGACCTTCCGGTGCGGCATTGGAGTTCGGGGTAGGTAAAGGCGAATCGACCCGCATCATTGCCGAGCACATGCCGGTGATCGGATTCGACAGCTTCACCGGTTTACCCGAGGATTGGCGCGATGGGTTCCCGAAGGGGTCGTTCGCGCATAAACCACCAGCCATCAACAACACTCGCCTAGTGATAGGCCGGTACGCCGACACCCTGCCGGGGTTCACGTTCCCCGAGTGCGGTTTGGTGCATATCGACTGCGACCTTTACTCGTCCACGGCAACAGCTTTGGAGCACCTACAGCTCAAGCCGGGAACTTATGTCGTTTTTGACGAGTGGCACAGCTACGACGGCTGCGAAGACCACGAGATGAAAGCCTGGCGCGAATACGCCGACCGCACCGGCATCAACTGGTGTGTGGTTGGGCATTCGCATGAGGCTTGGGCGATTCGGATCACCTAGGGAGTTGTGTTGCGAGTCATCCTCTTTGTGTTCGCGGGCCGCAAAGCCAACATGGAACTTCAGGTCCCGTACATCAAACGCATCCTGGCTGAGCATCCGAACGTCGAATACGACATCTGGAACCTCGCCCGCGACCCCAAAGACGCGGAGTATCTGCAAACCATCACAGGGGAGCGGATCACCGTCCGCAACGATTTCCACGGCGGATGCCATTGGACCGGATTCAACAAGGTGTGGTGGCACTACGCCCAACCCGAGTACCAGGACTGTTTGTTCGTCAAGGTCGACGACGATGACGTGTTCTTCGAAACCGCGCGCTTCGGTGAATACCTCGAGGCGATAGACAACAACCGCGGCAGCGTCGTCTCCGCGCTGACCGTGAACAACGGTGCCTCGACATGGTTAGAGCCGCTGATCTGGCGCGGCTTCGAGAACCTGAACATCCCTTTGTTGGATGTGCACATGTCCGGCGACTACGCCCACATGTCACACGAGCATTTCCTGACCAATTGGCGGGATGTGACTGGTCAGCCCAACCAGGTCATCCCGACGACGGATTGGTTGTCGATCAACTGCATCGGACTCGACCACCCCACCCTGAGACGCATAGCGGACCTACTGGACACCCCTTCGCCTGCCCATATCGCCGGCAGGGATTGGCCGCCCGGCTTCAAGATCGGTGACGAGGGCGCAGCCAACATGCAACCCCGAGTAATCCACAGAGGGTTTGTGGTGTCGCACCTATCGTTTGGACCGCAGCAGCTCCCCGATGAGACATGGGACCGGTTGCGCGCTGGGTACGCGAAGGTCGCGGGGGAGTACCTGTGAACATCGCCGTGATTATCCCGTTCAGGGACCGTGGCAAGGATCCCAACCGGCCCGCCAACCTTGTTCGGGTGCTGGAGCATTGGAGAGACTTCCGCATCACCCAGGGTGCGACCGTGACCGTGGTGGGTGATGGCCGCTGCGGATATGAGTCATTCAACCGTTCCGCCGCATACAACCGGGGCGCGTCGTATACCGATGCTGATGTGTTGGTGTACAGCGAATCCGATCTACTAGTGGACGCAGAGCAGATCCTATGGGCTTGCGACCAGGCTGTTTCTGCTCCCGGCCTGGTCGTACCTTTCTCGCGTTTCATGGCGATCACCGAGGACGACTCAGAGGTGGTGCGTGACCACACCCTCGCACCACACGAGGCGCGGGCCACCCAGGTCCGCGGCGACCGTCAGTCGATCGGTGCCGTCAATGTCGTCTCCCGGGAATCACTCTCACTCATCGGTCAATACGACGAGTCGTTTGAGGGTGCCTGGTATGACGACGACGCGATGTGCCGAGCATTTGAGGTGTGCTGCGGCCCAACCCGCTTCATAGACGGACCGGGATATCACCTGTACCACCTGCCCGGTGCCAGCGGTGATCACCTGACCGACGCGGATCGTGCCGCCACTGAACGCAACAAGGCCCGCTACCGGCTTTACCGGCAGGCAACAACACCGGAACGTATCCGCGAACTCACCGCAGGGGGTGTGTGATGGCTGAGCACCTCATCACCGGCCCTGACGGCACTCAGTACACCTTGGCGGAGTGGGTGAACTCTCACATCGTTGGAACGTTTGAGCAGATGCTCCCCGGCGGGAAGACCCGCAAGGGCGGTGCCTGCTCGTGTGGGTGGCGCACTCCACCTTTCGATCCTGTCGGTGGCCGCGCTAAAGCGATGGCCGATGAACATAAGCGTCTAGAAGACCTCGCTGATGAGATGCGAAGGGAGAACGATTAATGGCAGCCTTCGTGTACTTCACTGTGGCCGACACCTATCAGGCCATCGTCTCTGACGGTTCCGATGAGGGTAGCGAGCCGGATCTGAAGATGATTTCCGGCACCGTCACTTTCACACCTTCGGTGAAGGAAGTGCTGGCCACCATCTCCGATATCCCCACCACGGTGCGTTTGGAGCCGATCATTGGCCGCATCGAGGAAGACGGTGTGCTCAAGACTCTCGATTCCACACCGGGCGTGAAGCTGCTCGCCAACACCGAGGCCATCGGGCCGCTGCCTGAGTTGACGTATCGGGTGGACTTCACGAACGTGGTCTACAACCGCAAGACCAACCAGCGCATCGAGCCGTTCCGGTTCGCCGCTGCCACAAGCGCCTCAACGCTTCGCCTGTCTTCGGTTGAGCGCCTGCCTCTCTGACCCGCTAGACACCGCAGATTGTCCAGAACCGCAGGATAATTGAGGGATGGAAGGTTGGCCGCGCGACTTTGGACCGTTCAGGGTCTATATCGCAACACGCAACAAATTGAACCAGCTTTGGTGCGATGGTAAGTACTACCCAGTGATAAGCGACGGGTGTGGCGGGGAGATCTACTACGGCGACAGCACTGGTGCGCGCGAGCTCGCGCAACATCTACTGGACGCAGCAGATGCCTATGACGCACTCGTTTCAGAGGTGGGCAATGAGTGCGATTGAGGCCGACCCTCGCAAGGCTGCTTATCGGAAGATCAACGACGCAATCAACGAGCTGATCGCTCTCGTAAACGACGAATCAGACGACGATGAAACCACCCTTGTCCCAACAGACTGGGTGGTCCTCGTCGGGACGCAAGGCATTGACGATGATGGCGACCGTGTTGGAGGCGTCAACCTCTTCCCTAAGGACGGATCGCAACCGACCTACATCACTACAGGTCTGGTGACGGTAGCTCAGGGGTTCTTGGTATCACGTGACTGATTACCGTGTTGGTGTCGTGGCTCACAACAAGCGGGCCGCTGCGGCTCACGAGTTGATGGAAGCTACGGGTGCGGCGTTCCTGTCGTTAGACAACGGATCTAAGGGCTGCAACGGCAACCACCGCCACGTACTTGAGTGGCTATCCACTAGCCCTACTGAGTGGGTTGTTGTGCTGGAGGATGACGCCCAACCTGTAGACGACTTCCGCACACAGCTCGATAAAGCGCTCACCGCAGCCCCCTGTGACATCGTGTCCCTGTATTTGGGGACCAACTATCCGCGTCTATGGCAGCGCGGCATACAGCGCGCCACAACCCGAGCCGACCAAACTGATTCACCCTGGCTGGTATCCGAGCATCTGCTGCACGCAGTTGGGTACTGCATACGTACCACCCTGGTACCTGATCTTCTCGAGGCTCTTCCTGAGATGCCCATCGATGACGCCATCACCACATGGGCCAGAGACCAAGAGCACCGCATCGCCTACACATGGCCAAGCGTCGTAGACCACGAAGACGCAGACACCTTGATCTCCAAGCGCCCCACACGCAACGCCCCACGCAAAGCCCACCGCACAGGCACACGCACCCAATGGGCTGGACCTACAACAGAGCTGGAGTACTGCTGATGCCCGAAGAGATGACTACGGCCGCCTTTCATGTCGATGCGGGCACGTCCCTTACGGAGCGCACCACAGTAAGTGCAACGTTCGAAGTCGTGGGTTGTGAAGCCGTGATTGATTTAGGTACCTCCTAAGGGGGATTCACTAATGCCCGTCCTAGTCTGCTCACGAGGCAAGGAATACGTACACCCATCAGGCACGCACTACCTGTCCAGTCCCACCAATGTGCTGCACATCTTCAATGGTGAAACCAACGTCGCGTCCTACCGTGAATGGGACTACGCCTGGATACCCAACGGAGAACCCGGCACAGGCCAACACGTTGACAACACCATCAACTTCAACGGGCCGGTCAGCTCCTCCACCGTGGAGGAGCAGCAGAAGCGCGCGCGTCTGCAGTTGTCCCGAGACGGACATGCCCCGCGCACCTAAGGTCTGCTCCCACAAGGACTGCACCGAGCTAGTGCACGGTGATACACGCTGCCCCCAACACAAGGTAAGCGGCTGGTCCTCCAGCCCACGCACCGCATCCGCAGGACGCACAGGAACCAGCGCATGGAGACGCACCAGAGCCTACGTCCTACACCGCGACAACCACACATGCCAAATACGCGGACCACGATGCACCACCCAAGCCACCGAAGTCGACCACATCAAACCAGTCAGCCGCGGCGGCACAGACTTCGCAATCAACTGCCAAGCAACCTGCCACACCTGCCACGCCTGGAAAACCGCCCAGGAAGCCAACACGGCCCGGCAATGACCCCCTGGGGACCACCCCCACCCCACCCCACGCCCCGACATCGGCCAGACGCTCTAAATATGGTCTGTACGGGTTCCGGAACTTTTTGTGGTGGTCATACCTATTCACGGCGCAAATCCCGCAACGGGTGCGCTTGTTCACACATCCCGCAACGGGAGGGAAGTAGCCATGTCAGGACCGAACCCGAAACATCCGTCGATCAGGGCCCGGAGAAACAACCCGAAGAAGGACTTCCGATCTCTACCCGCCGATGGGCGTGAGGGGGAGGCGCCAGCATGGCCGCTGGCCCCGGATGTGCTCATGGTTGCCTCACTGGAGCTTTCGCGGGATCGAGTCGCCGCCCTACAGGTGGAGATTGAGCAGGCCGAGGATGGTCGGACAAAGGGCAGGCTTCGTAGGGAGCTGAATAAGCACGAACTGATTGTTGCGAAACTCCAACTACAGATCGAGCAAGCCGAGGATGCAGAGAAGGAGCTTTGGTCCGATTTGTGGTCTACGCCGCAGGCGGTCATCTGGGATGAGTCGCACGCACACCGTGAGGTCGCACAGTACGTGCGATGGAAGGTCCGTGGCGAACAGGGCGATTTGAAAGCGGCGACAGAGGCGCGGCAACTATCTGATCGTCTAGGACTTAACCCACTGGCGTTACTGCGGCTGCGTGCCGAAGTTGAACACGTAAACGAGGTGGAAGACCGCGGCAACCGCCGCCGCGAATCACCAAAGAGGCCGCAGCCCAAAGATAAACCAGACGATCCCCGCTCTGGCCTATACGCCGTGTAGCTGATGCTGCTGGTTGTTCCGGGGCCCGACCCGGAGCCATGGCCAACTCTAGGCAAGGGGATCTGCGACCTTATCGAGGAGCGGACCATCTACGGTCCAGGGTCACTGCAGGGCGAACCGTATGTGATCGATCCCGAATTTCGGGCGTTCATCTACCGCGCTTACGAGATTTTCCCCCGTGGGCATGAGTGGGAGGGACGGAGACGGTTCAAGCGGGTTGGGCTGTCGGTCCGAAAAGGCTTGGCGAAGACAGAGAAGCAAGCCTTGCTCGCATTTTGCGAGCTACATCCCGAGGGGCCCACACGTTTCGACGGCTGGGACGCGTCGGGTAATCCAGTGGGGAGGCCCGTGCGGGCCCCGTACATTCCGATGCTTGCGGTGACTGTAGAGCAGGTCGAAGAGCTAGCATTCGGCGCCCTGACGTACATCATCGGCGAAGGGCCAGACGCCGACTTATTCGATGTGTCAAAGGAGCGCATCTGTCGGCTTGACGAGCGTGGCAGGGAGGACGGCAAGGCTGTTCCCCTGGCGAACTCGCCAGGCTCTCGTGATGGTGCGCGAACCACACTCAACTGTTTCGACGAGCCGCACCGCCTTTACTTGCCGCGGCAGCTAGAAGCGCATCGGACGATGGATGCCAACCTACCCAAAAGGCCGCTGGATGATCCGTGGTCACTGTATGTAGGTACCGCCGGGCAGCCCGGTCAAGGCTCAGTGGCGGAGCTGCTTCACGTGGAAGCCGAACACATCCGTGATGGCAAGATTGAGCGCCCGGATTTGTTCTATCTATACCGAACCGACGACGGCGGCCACGACTTATCCAACAAAAGCGAACGAATAAAAGCGATTTCAGAGGCCACTGGACCTGCAGGGGAGTACGGACCCGGCCAATTCGATGAGATCGCCTCCCAGTGGGACCGGCCCGGTGCTGATAAGCCTTACCTAGAGCGTGTCTGGCTGAACAGGTGGCGCAAGTCGGGCTCGCAAGCGTTCGACATGCTCAAAGTCGAATCCCTCCGATTCCAGGACAAAGACAAACCTTGGGGTCCGATACCGGACGGCGCATTCGTCGCGGCAGGGTTCGACGGTGCGAGATTTCGTGACGCCACCGCACTCACCATCACGGATATCGAGACCGGACGGCAGATGCTTTTGGGCTGCTGGGAGCGCCCGGAAAACGCTGAGGACTGGGAAATCCCCGAGGATGAAGTCACAGACCTCGTCACGGACATGATGTCCCGATATGAGGTGTGGCGCATGTACTGCGACCCGCCGCACTGGACAGAAACGGTCGCTTCATGGGCGGCGCGGTTCCCCGATCAAGTTGTCGAGTGGTTCACGCAGCGAAAGACGCCTATGGCCGCCGCGGTTAGGGCGTATGTCGAGGCTATCGATTCCGGGATTGTCACTTATGGCGAAAACGCCTGGCAAGAGACGCTGATCAAGCATATGGGAAACGCTGGCAGGCACGAGTTGAAGCTGATCAATGAGCACGGCGAGCCGCTGTGGATCCTACAGAAGCAAGACGGGCGACTCGAGGGCAAGTTTGACGCCGCAATGTCCGCGGTCCTGTCCTGGACGGCGTGTGTGGACGCTCGACGATCCGGGGCTAAGCCGCGACCGAAATCTTATGTGCCGAGGCGCATCTACTAAATGACAGAAGGGAGTCCCATGGCGTCTACACCAGAAGAATGGCTCCCCATTCTGACCAAGCGCATCGATGACAACATGCCGCGAGTCCGGCTCCTGGATCGGTATGTGTCCGGCGATGCTCCGCTACCGGAGCAGTCGAAGAACACGAAAGCATCCTGGAAAGCGTTCCAGAAGATGTCCCGCACCAACTGGGGCATGCTGATACGGGACTCTGTTTCTGATCGCATCGTGCCGAACGGAATCACGGTTGATGGTTCCGCGGACTCTGCGATCGCGAAGCAGGCGCAACGCATCTACCGCGACAACCGCATGGATGCCGTTGTGCGGCAGTGGCTCGACTACGGACTGACATTCCGTGATTCGTACCTGACTTGCTGGCAGGGCAATGACGGCCAGGCAATAATCACCGCTGATTCCCCCGAAACCATGTATGCCGCAGTAGATCCACTGCAGCCATGGCGAGTACGTGCCGCGATCCGCTACTGGCGCGACATAGACGAAGAGAAAGACTTCGCGTTCGTCTGGGTGAACGGTGCGCGCCAGAAGTTCTCACGCCCCTGCTACGTGCAGAACATCAACTCCAAGCGCCTCATGACCCGGATCTCTGGCGGCTGGGAGCCTGAAACCGACCTGATCGAGACCGACGGCGCCCCGCCTGTAGTTGTGTACACCAACCCAGGCGGAGCGGGGGTTTTCGAAACCCACATAGATCTCATCAACCGCATCAACTCCGGCGTCCTTCAGCGCTTGTCGACGATGGCGATGCAGGCATTTCGTCAGCGCGCTCTAAAGAAGGAGGGAGACAAGCCCCTACCGGCGGTCGATGAAAAAGGCAACGCCATCGACTACGCAGCCATCTTTGAACCAGCCCCCGGAGCGCTGTGGGATCTCCCCCCAGGTGTTGACATTTGGGAGTCCGAGACAACCGACGTGAACCCCATGCTAGCCGCCTCGAAAGAAGACATCAGGCAGCTCTCAGCCGCCACGAAAACCCCCCTCCCCATGCTGATGCCCGACAGCGCGAATCAGTCGGCAGAAGGCGCCATGAACACCGAGAAGGGCTTCATTTTCAAGTGTGAAGCATGCCTTGCGGTAGTGAAACTCGGCCTCGAAGCCATCATCGTTAAGGCGCTAGAGACCGAAGGTGTCGCGGACGTAGGCAACGTCGAGGTGTCATTCGAGGCACCAGCCCGCGTAACCCTCTCTGAGAAGTACTCAGCTGCAGCACAAGCGGCGTCGGCAGGGGAGTCGTGGGGCTCAATCGCCCGAAACATCCTCAAATACTCACCCGATCAGATCAAGCAAGACGAAAAGGATCGGGCCAAGGAAGCGGAGATGGCGCCACAAGTAGCGCCACCCGCTCCACAAGACTTCCCCCAGTAGGGGGTTCGCCCGTACGGGCGCCACCAATGCGAAACGCAAAGGAATTTCACATGTCTGATGTGACCCCGAATGATATGCCGGGAGCCGTAACGGAACCGGGCGAACCAGAAGGAACCGTAGACGCCATCAAGGCGCCGAAATCCGAAGCCAAAACCGATGGTTTGACCGCCGAGGAACGGCAAGAGCTGGACAGACTTCGCGCCACCCGCGTTGAGGAACGACGCTGGGAAAAACGCGCGAAGGAAAACTACGACGACGCCACCAAGTGGCGTGAGCTCATCGAGAAGAGCGGCGGAGACAAGAAAGAGTTCGACCCAAGGGCCGAAATCGACAAGATCCGAGCCGAACTGACCACCGAACGCACCGAACGGTTGCGATCAGAGGTCGCCAGAACCACCGGAGTTGACCCTGAGGACATCAAGGGCGGCACCGAAGAAGAGATGCGCGAGTCTGCCGAACGGTGGAAGACGCGTTTCAATGCTCGACTCGAAGAAGCGATCAAGTCGAAGTCCGCACCGGCGGCAGCGCCGGCAGCCGAGGTTACTTCAGACAAGAAAGTCACCGGTCCCAAGCAGTTGACCCGTGACGAACTCAAAAACATGACCCGTCAGCAACGCCTCGAAGCCTACAAGGCTGGACAGGCTGACGAGCTGATGGGGCGAATCGACTGAAAGGAGCCATAAATCATGGCCGCTGACAATTTCATTCCCGAAATCTGGTCGGACTTCATCCTTGAGCGCTACATCGCCAAGAATGTGTTCGCCGCCCTCCTGGATCGCAAGTACGAAGGTGACGCGACCAAGGGCAACACCATTCACGTACCTGGCGTGGTCGCCCCCGCGGTCAAGGACTACAAGGCTAATAGCCGCACCACCACGGCAGACGCCATCACCGACACCGGCATCGACATCCTCATTGACCAGGAGAAGAACTTCCACTTCTATGTCGATGACATCGATGACGCGCAGGCTAACCATGGCCTGCTGCCGCTGTACACCGACGCCGCAGGCGATTCGCTGGCAGCAGATGCCGACGAGTTCATCGCGGACATGTTGGTGGCCAACGCTACTGGTATGCCGTGGTCGTCCAACCCCACCACTGGTGATGGCGCGTTCAACGTCGTCAAGGATGCCCGCAAGCTGATGAACAAGGCCAATGTCCCCGACGACGGCCTGCGGGTTGCGGTTGTGAATGCCGAGTTCGAAGCCCTGCTCTTGGGGGCGGATTCGAAGCTGACCAGCTTCGATACTTCCGGCGACACGGCGGGTCTGCGCAGCGCCACTGTTGGAAAGCTGCTCGGCTACCGTGTGGTGACCTCGAACAACCTGCCCGAGTCTGACTCGCCGCAAGCTGTGTTCTTTCATCAGCGTGCCGCGGCGTTCGTGTCCCAGATCGACAAGGTTGAGGGATACCGTTCGCACAACAAGTTCGCCGATGAGGTTCGTGGCCTTCACGTGTACGGCGGCAAGGTCGTCAAGGCCCCCGGCGTACTCGTCTTCAACCGGGCCGGCAGCTAGTGCTGGCATCTCCCGCTGACGTCGCCCACGCCCTAGGGCTGGACGATGAGAACGAGCTCACCGCCTCCCAGCAGGCCCGTGTCGAGGGCCTGCTGGAGAGGGTGTCTCGAAGGTTTCAGCGGGAGGCCGGACGAACCCTGACCGCAGGGGCGGTGACCGTGCGTGCACTCACAGTGGAGGGCCGGGTACATCTACCGGACCCCCCGTCTGGAGACACTGTTACGGTCACCGACCTCTGTGGGAACACGCTCGAAGGTGTCATCGAGGGCGACTACGTAGATGTCACCCGCAACGGGTGCCCTGTCGCCACGGGTGAAATCCTTGTCGTCGAATACACCCGAGATGAGCCGCCCCAGGCCGCAATAGATGCGGTAGCGGCGATCGTCGCGCGCCACCTCACGGTGGAACCCGGTTCACCCGAATCGAAGTCCACCGACCTCACCGCGGGCGCGGATTTTCGGCAGCGTCTTGCCGACTGGGTGTCTGACACATCCTTGTTCACCGACGAGGAACTAGCGGAGGCGAGAAGCTACCGCTACCCCGTCCCTAATGTGATCATCCACCGCCTGTGACCTTCGAATCACTGGCCAGGATCCCGGTCACGTACACCCCATACACGGGTGTCACTCAGGATTCCCTAGGGAACGATGTTCCCTCATTCGGCCCCACAGTGGACCTGAAGGCGTACTCGTATGCCCCGCACCGCACCGAAGACACGGACGGGCACACCTCACGCGATATCGCAGAAGTCGATCTAGCCATGCCCCCCATGACCGTTGATCTGATGTCCCGATTCGGGATCAACGGGAAAACCTACGAGGTGGTAGGTGAACGCGACGAAACAGGCGGATTCCACGGCTGGAAGCCAGGAATCATCGTCGAGCTGAAAAGGGTGACCGGATAGTGGCCCAGTTCAGGCTGAATCGCAAGGCGCAGAGCGAATTGACGAAGGAAATCGTCGAAAAGGTCTGCGTTCCCATGATGCAGCGGGTCGCTGACGCCTGCAACCAAGAAGCGGGACTGGAAGACGGCTTCCGCGTCTCGGTAGAAGGCGATGATCCCTTGGATAAGCGCGACTACCGGGCCACCGCCATTGCCGCAACGGCAGAAGCCATCCGGTACGACCACAAGCACGACGCACTGCTACACAACTTCGGCGAGGCTGGCTGATGTTCGCCTACCACGCCCAAGTGGTCAGGGACTGGCTAAGCGAAAACATGCCGGTTCGGGTCACGACGGATGTGCCGAAAACGCGACCAGCGCAGCTGATCACGATCGATTCAGCGCCAATCTCTAGCGGATATTCGGGAACCAAAGCCCGCGTACTCGCACGGCGCCGCCTGATCATCTACTCATGGGGCGCCAACGAACTGGACGCCTACAACCTGATCGAGCAGACGCGTGAATGGATCCTCAAACTCCCCGGCAAGGGTCGCGGAGTGCACGCTGTAGACATCGCAGGGGAACCAGCCCGCCGCGATGACATCGAAAGCGAAACGCGACGGTTCGTGATGACCGTCGATGTAGTAATGCGTTCAAATCCCTGAATTTACAACTAAATACACCCTTTCAAAGGCTCGGCTGCACCGATCTGCTTCTGAAAGGGGCACATCATGGCTGAAGAAGTCGGCAACGTTTTCGCCGCAGAGCCGTCCGCCGCTGGGGCCGCGTTCGTCGCCCCGCTCGGAACTACCCTCCCAACCAGTGTCGACGGAGCACTTGACGCCGCGTTCGTCGGTCTTGGGTATGTCGGCGAGGACGGCATCACTGAAACATCGGAGCGGTCCACCGATGAGAAGAAAGACATGGGTGGCCGCATCGTCAAGGTGCTGCAGACCGAGTACAACCACTCGTTCAAATTCGTCCTCCTGGAATCACTGAATGCCGATGTCCTCAAGGCGATCTACGGTGCCTCAAACGTCACCGTTACCCCCGCTGACGGTACTCACGGCACCCAGGTGAAGGTCCGCAAGACCAGCAAGAAGCTGCCCCACCAGACGTGGGTGTTCGACACCATCGACTCGGAGCTGTCCGCGAAGTACCGCAACTGCGTGGCTGACGGCCAGGTCATCTCCGTTGGTGATGTGACCTTGGCCAGCAAGGACACCATCGAATACGAGGTGGAACTGAAGGTCTTCGAGTCGTCCACCGGAGAGTACGTCACCACGTACACCGACGACGGACGGATCGCGGGCTCCTAATAGACGCGGCGGGGCCGAATTCCCCTGCAGCCGAGCGCGGCCCCGCCGCTCTCCAAGCGCTACGGCTGCACACAAACCCTTGAAAGGGGCGCTCATGGCTGCAAAAAACGCGACACCCTACGTCCACACCGTGGAAATCGAAGGCGTCGAAAAGAAGATCAACCTCAAACCCTTCGGGTCCGTTCCGTCCGGACTCATTCGACGGAATCGTAAGAACCCCGAAGAGGGTATGTGGGAAATCGTTGAGTGGGGCGCCGTCTCGGAAGCCGACCTTGCTGTGTTCGACGAGCTGCCCCTAACTGAGGTGGAAGACCTGTTCACCGCCTGGCAGGAGGCCGGACAGGTCACCGTGGGGGAATAGTCGCGCTTCTCGACCTCATCGAGAAGCACGGCACCGCACTAGAATACGACCTCATCAAAGACGGGCTACGCCTAAGGGACTGCCCGTCCGACGAATTCAACTGGCGCGATCTGTGGGTGTACGTCAATCACCCGGAAGAGACAAGCGCTCTATGGAAGTCCAGAAACCCGAAGTATGCGGGCTGGACTCTAACCACCCGCCTTCTGGCCATTATCGCCAACGCGCTGCGCTGGCTGGTGTGGGCGAAAACCAAGGACGGACACCGTAACCGGAACCGCCCGGTGCCGATCGGACCTGATATGGGCGATCAGCAGTCGCGGCCCGGCCTGAAAGTCAAAGCCGCGCCCCTCTCGAAGGTCAAAGAGCTACTTGGCCTTTCAGGCGAAGAGCGGCGCGAGAAGAAACTGCGAAACCTGTTCGGAAATTAGGAGGTGACACATGGCTGTTGAACTTTCATCGGGGTATGTGTCCGCCACCGTCAGGTTCGATGGGGTCAACAAGGGTATCAGCAAGCTCTTCGACAACGTCCAGAAGCAGGCAATTGGAGCGGCTAAGAAGACCGGCTCCGCCTACGCTAAAGCCCTTGCTGACGAGGCGAAAACCGCTGCGGATCAGGTTAAAAAGATCTCCGAAACGGTCGCCAAGTCTCGCGACAAAGAAGCTGACGCCGCGGGCAAGCTCAAGGTGGCCCTTGAGAAGCTGAATGAGGCTCGCGAGGCGGGAACCAAGGGCTCGAAGCTCACCGCTTTGTCGGAAGCGCATGCGTCGGCGATGCGTAAGCAGCAGGCCGCGGCTAGTGAACTCGCCAAGGACTTGGATGCGGTAGCACGTGCGCAGAAGCGTGCCTCCGACGCGCAGTCTGCGATCGACAAGTCGTCCAAGCCGATACGTAACCAGGTATCCAGACTCCTATCGGGCTCATCTGATGCCGCGCGTCAGGAAGGTGGGCGTGCGGGCCGCTGGTTCGGCGACTCTTTCTCCAGTGCGCTACGCACAACCGGGATTGTTGCTGCAGGTACCGCGGTAGGAAACCTAGCCGCTAATGCGATGACCAAAGCTGCGAGCCTGGCGACAAGCGGTGTTTCGGCGATCGTCACCAAGGGTCTGGACTTCGAGAAGACCATGAACACCCTCTCGGGTGTCACTGGAGCTTCGGCGGATGTCATGCAGCGGTTCCGCGACACCGCCAAGGCCCTCGGCAACGACATGACCCTGTCGAACACCTCGGCTGCTGATGCGGCACAGGCCATGACAGAGCTTGCCAAAGCCGGTTTCTCGGTGGATGAGTCAATAACCGCGGCCAAGGGCACCCTGCAACTAGCCGCTGCAGCACAGGTGAGCGCCGGGCAAGCGGCCGAGATCCAAGCCAATGCGCTACAGGCATTTGGATTGAAGGCCGACTACGCCTCTAAAGCTGCCGATGTGCTGTCCAATGCCGCCAATGCGTCATCGGCAGAGATCACCGATGTCGCGTTCGCTCTTCAGGCTGGCGGTTCTGTCGCTCGACAGACGGGCGTGTCCCTCGAGGACACCGCGGCGAGCATCGCACTGTTGGCCAACAACGGAATTAAGGGTAGTGACGCCGGAACCCTCCTGAAGTCTGCGCTTTTGAAGCTCTCCGCCCCGAGTGACCAAGCCTCGGGGGCGCTGCAAGAACTGGGCGTGAGCGCTTTCGATGCGCAGGGCAACTTCGTTGGCATGGAGGCGCTGTTCGGGCAGCTGCAGGCCGCATCCAAGCGCATGACGCCCGAAATGTACGCGATGGACACTGCCCTCGCGTTCGGATCGGATGCCGCACGTCTGGCAGGTGTGGCGGCCAAGGACGGCGCAGCAGGATTCGACAAGATGCGCGACGCCATGAACCAGGAAGGTTCAGCGTCGAAGCTGGCGGCAGCCCAAAATCAGGGCCTACCTGGCGTAATTGAGCGGCTCAAGAACGCTGCGGAAACCCTGGCCATCACGTTGTTCGAGAAGATCCAAGGCCCCCTGTCAAGCATCGGCGATGGACTGACCGGCTTCACGAACAAGATGCAGGACGCTTTCGAGAACCCCGCCGTGAGCCAAGCTGCAGGCAATATCGGTTCAGCTCTGTCGACTATCGGAACCGCCTTCGGAAACGTCCTATCGGCTGTCGGCCCGTCGTTGGTCAGCGGACTATCCGAAGCGGTCAACCTCATCGTCCGATTCAAAGACTTCCTCATCCCACTAGTGGCAGGTTTGGCCGCCTACAAGACGGTGATGCTCGCCATCACTGTCGCCACCAAGGCGTGGGCTGCCGTGCAAGCACTGTTGAATATTGCACTCACAGCCAACCCGATCGGCCTGATCATCGCCGCAATCGCCGGTTTGGTCGCTGGAATTGTGGTGCTGTACAAGCGCAACGAGACATTCAGAAACATCGTCCAGGCCACGTGGACCGCCATTAAGAACGTTATCGGGGCGGTGTGGGGCTGGCTATCCACCACCGTATTCCCGGCACTGAAAACCGCGTTCACCGCCATCGGCACAGGGGCGATGTGGCTGTGGAACAACGCCATTAAGCCAGCTTGGAACGGAATCAAGGAAGTTATCGGCCTCGCGTGGGAGGTCGCCTCCGATCTGTTCGCGAACTGGAAGCGCGCAATGGACCTGCTGGGTCAGGGCGCATTGTGGCTGTGGAATAACGCGATTTCCCCGGCATGGGAAGGCATCAAGACCGCTATCAGTGCGGCCTGGAGATTCGTGTCACCAATCTTGGATAAGTTCTCCGAGGGGTGGGATGCACTCAAGTCCGGCATCTCTGGCGCTTCAAGCGCGATCAAAGACGCTGTCACATCCGCATTCTCGGGACTAGCAGCGGTCATCAAGGCACCCCTGAAAGTCCTAGGAACGTTCCTGGCCGCTATCCCGTCTGAGGTGTTCGGGTTCCAGGTCCCAGGCGCAGACAAACTCAACTCGTGGGGTAAATCCCTACAAGGCTTCGCTGCAGGTGGCATGGTCCGCGGCGCCGGCACGGGCACGAGCGACTCCATCTTGGCGTGGCTGTCTAACGGCGAGGGTGTTGTCACCGCCAAGGGGATGAAGAACGGCGGCGCGGGCATCGTTGCGGCCCTGAACTCGGGTTGGGTGCCATCTGCTGCATACCTGCACGACATGATGCGTGCCCCCGGATACGCCCAGGGCCTCAACCCTGGGGCTGACTATCTGCGGTCACTGGTCATGAAGATGTGGCCCCAGATCAAAGACATTGGCGGCCGACGGGCTGAAGATGGCTTCGGGGAGCACTCTTCCGGCAATGCCATCGACATCATGATCCCCGGCTGGGACACGCCACAAGGCAAGGCGTTGGGTGACGCGGTCGCGGCGTTCATCGCCAAGAACGCGTCAGCGCTGGGGCTTGATGGATTCATTTGGCGTCAGCAGAGCTACGGATATGGCGGCTCGCTCACCTCCGGTAAGCAGATGCCTGACCGGGGTAGCAGCACCCAGAACCACATGGATCACGTGCACGTGATGCTAGGCAAGGGCCGGGGTGCTGGCGCCGCGGCTGTGGGGCTGCCGACAAGCAGCATTTCCCTTCCCTCGGGTGGTGGTTCGGTATCCGCTTTGGGATTCGGGGGCTCATCGGGATCTGCGGGGTCCTCGGGTGCTAGCCCGAAGCAGGTGCGCGAAGCCGACGACCGTATCAATGATCTGTCCAACCGCCTGGACGTGACCGAGCAGGAGCTAGCCGACCTCGAGTCTAATCCTAAGGCGAAAGAAACGACCAAGCAGCGTAAACGCGACATGGTCGAAAAGCTCAAGCGGGATCTTCAGCAGGCGAAAGACGACCGAAATGCCCTCGGTTCAAGCGGGTCTGGCGGTGGATTCGGCGGCGGCAACAACCCGTACGCCAAGATCGCCGAAGGACTAGCTGAAATCATGCCGGATGCCGGGGGCCTCGCTGACATCGGCATCGGCGGACTCAAAGAGTCCCTTCTGCCCCCAGGATTCTCCGACCCCACCCAATGGGGATTAGTACAAGCGGGCTCAACTCTGCTGAAGTTCTTTGGCGGGCTGCGCAATAACTCGGATGGAAAACCGCTACTAGGTGAGGGCGGGGCGCTGTTCGCCAATATCGCCGGATCTGCCATGACTGGATCTGGCAGCGGAATCGTCGACGCGATCAAGACGATCATTCCGGCCCCGTTCGGGAGCATGGATGCTGCGCAACTCCAAGGTGCCCCAGGGGACATCAACCCCGTCATTGCAGGTGCTCAAATCCCAGGCACCGGCTTCGGCGATATGGGCTCCGCGTTCTCCAGCGGCAGCGCCGGTCCCGCACAGGGCGGAAATGGCGCAAACGTCGACCAGTCCATCAACTTCAACGCCCCCGTAGGAACCGGCGTCGATCAGGCGATGCAGAAGTCGCAATCCGCCCAAAACCAACAGTGGCGCCAGAACTTCGGAACACGAACCGGACCGGTGGGGTAGTAGATGGCTCTGTCTAACCCTTGGATCCACGGCCCGGAAACCGGCGAAGACTTCACACAGCTCCCGCCGCACCTGCAAGGCGTGGAAACGAAGATCGTCTACATCGGCGTCGTGCATCCGATCCACAAGAAGCGGTTCACCTGGAACCTCTTGGGTTCACACAAGGGGCGCGAGGGCATTGTGATGGCGCCCGTCGCCACCGGGTTGTTCCACACCCCGTTCGAAACTCTCATGTCCGAGGGGCCGTACCAGATCGGTGCCGAACCAGAGCGCACCGACTGGAAGAAGCGCATGATTTCCATCGGCGTTCACGTGAATCCCGATATTGCCCCCTGGATAAGCGGCAGTAGTAGCAGGGTCATTGACACCCCGTTCCGGTATCGGATGATTGAGGAACGCTGGTGGGGTTCATGGTCGGCCACCGAAGACGGCTACCTGGGAGTGTTTACCCGCACCCATGGGTGGCGGTGGCTGCGGGTACGGCTCGCTGAAGAGCCTAAAGACCCGTGGGAACTCGACCCGGTGGCATTCGGCAACAACTTCATGACATGGAGCATGAATATCGTTGCCACGCAGCCATATTTCGCTAAGCGCACAGAGTTCAAGACGTGGCAGAACGATGTCGAAACCTCCACCCTGTGGGACAAGATTGAGGACCTGCTCAACGAGTTCATTCCCGGGCTGGATGTGGGTGAAGGCGCCATTCGTGTACCGAACCGCGGAGACATCGCCGTCTACCCGAAGTTCTTGGTGTCCTCGCCGGGTAAATGCTGGATTCAAGAGGGTGACCGGTGGGTCGAGCTCCCGCTACTGAGTCCGCAGGACGGCTACGTGATGGTAGATACCGACCCGAACGCTCAAACACTCACCGCAACAACAGATCCAGTGGACCCGCTGTTCATGCGGATCCTGCGCAACTCTCAACTCCTGGATGTCCTTCTGCATGACCTGCTTTCCATCACTTTGCCGGTGTGGAGGCGTATGGAGGACCGATTCACCGAAGCATCCAAGATCCCGCCCCGCACGCTCGCGGCGGTCAAGGTGCGCCACTCCAACGCTGACGGGCGGGTCACCATGTTTGTTCCCCAACGCTATTCGAAGGGCTTCGCGTAGCAGTGTCGGGTGATTGGTCGGTCGATCTGACCGACTTCACAAGCCTGCAAGGAATTCTGGACCGGCTGCTCCGTGAGACGCAGACCACCCCAGACCTTGGCGACCCCATGGTGGCGTACCGCTACCTCAATGCGCGCCGCAAGGCCATGAGGGATGCCTACAAGCAGCGGCCTTTGCTGCGGATCTGGGACAAGCATCACCGCCCGATCGCCGACCTAGCGGGCGAGAAATCGGTTGTTGTAGAGGAAGTCATGGCGGACTCAGGTACCGCAACGGTGGTCATCAGGCATTCGAACTGGCTGTCCAAGTTCCTTCTCTATGACCGCCGCGCTGAAGAAGATATCCAGTTCACGCTAGATCCGAACCCTACTGATCGGTCTTGGAAAACCCGTTGGGGCGGAAAGATCGTGAATGTCAACGCAGTGCGCGACAAAGACGGGTTGCACACCGTTGAGCTCGAGATGATGCACAACCGGGAACACGCAAAACACATCCTAGGCGGCGCGAATCCTCTGTTACCGCCGGAAATTCAGTTCCCGAAGATGTTCTTCCTTCCCTGGAACATGCGCACAGCCGGTTCGATCATCATGTTCCTAAACCTGGCTCGCCAGTTCTTTCCGCTCTTGAGTATCCCGACGAACATCTTCAATCCTGGCGCATGGCTGGGGGTTCGGGACATCATCGGCGGCCTGAACCCGTTGGCGTGGCCTATCCAGGTGCAATTCGTCAACCCACTGTTCGATCAGTCTCGTACCACGATCCTGTCGTCCCGCTGGCAAGACCTGCACACCGTTTTGGCTGCACCGATGCAGGACGCAGGCTGCATGCTGCGCGCCTACACCTGGCTGACCGAAGATGACACCTCGCCGCACCCAGAACTGGGGGCACTCGGGGATGCGCTGGCACGCCCAACCCGCAACTGCGTGGTCTTCGCATTCGAAGACAAGTCCGGGGTTGCCGGACCCACGGGGACCTTGATTGACGGTCCTCTCCGCCTAATCGCTGAGACCGCAGACGATTTGATCACCAACGCCATCGTCCCGCCCGACATGTACGACGAAGACGGCGACGGCAAAACCGATCCACTGATCAGGAAGTGGTTGGGATTCGCCCCCGCTAAGCCCAAGGTTGTTTTCCGCGAGGGTGAATACACCGGGATCATCGACGCTAAACGGTCCATGAAGGGATCGACAGCAAAGACAGTGATGACGGGCTCCCGGTCACCGGCATGGCTGAATCAACTCCAAACATTCGGCATCAAGTACGGGCTGTCCCAGCTATCAGCTGTTATCTCATACGGTTTGGGTGCTTACCAGCAGCCCGGAACACCCGGTTTGGAGGAGCTGTACCAGGGCCAGCTGGATAACACGCTGTTCGCATGGCAACGATTCACCGATCCGCGCCGCGTCCTGCTCATGGGCGATCTGGGGTATCTGGAGCATTTCGAGCAAGGCCAAGGGACCGCCTACACGTCAGCGGGAATCCTGGATCTGCGCAACGGGCATTGGAAGACAAGGGCGTTCGTCAGCTTCAAGACAAGCATCCGCAACGGGATGCCTTGGATAGCCGATGAGCATTTCACGCTCGGTGACCGAGTCGCGTTCCAGTTGGGAAGCGTCCTGCACGTCGACCAAGTGTCAGCGATCCGCCGCTCCTACGACGCTGACTCGCCACTACTGGTTGAACTTTCGCTCGGCCAGGACTTGGACGAAGAAGACCCAGTAGCCAAGTCGATGCGAACACTCGCGGGCTTCTGGAACCTCGCCGGAACCTTCTTCGGTTCCGACTCAATGTTCTGAGTAAAGGAACGAAATTGGCTGCAGATAAGTACGTTCCGCGTGCCCTCCAAGTCTATGCGGAGAAGCAGAAGGCCCAGGACGCGCAAAAGGCGGAGATGGAAAGCGCCTATCAGGACTTTCTGACGGACTGCCACTACCCGCAGGACAAAGACGGAAACCGCATGGACTCGGCGCATTTCGTGTGGCTTGTGGGTTACCACATGATCAGGTGCGGGTGGCGGCGCTCGGCGCAACCTCTCATCAAACCGCGGGCCGTCGAGGCGCCCGGGGTGGTTGAAGGCGCGATCGAATGGGTTCCTGTCGACGCCCCCGACGACCCCTTAGAGGGTGTCGAAAACATGACGTTCGCGCAGATCAACGCCCTACCGGAGTGGCTGAAACGCAAAGCTATTCAGCGACTCAACGGCAACCAAGACGCAGATGACGACCTACCCGAAATGGCCGAACCGGCATGGCGGGTGACTCCGAACATCGCCATCAAAGATGAGCGACCCATCGGGGATGACTTCGTGAAGGGAATCGAGAATGGCTGAACCGGGCGATACCCCCTACCTTGGGTCAATTCTTGCGCGCCTGCACTTCTGGGGTGTCGTCTCCGACATGGATGTACCTGGTGGTGTCACAGGCACATTCGAGCTTGCCGACCAAGACGGCGCAGTCACCATGGACGCCCTCGTCGGGCCTGCTGGTCCTGCTGGTGAGAATGCCCCCATCGTCAAGATGCAGTACCAGTCCAGCATCGACGACCCCGCCGATCTTCCCCAAAACCTCACTGACGATCCGATTGATGTCGGAAAAGCCTGGTGGGTAGGCAACATCGTCTACCTGTGGGACGGCGAACACTACGTCCAGAAGCAGATGGGCACACAAGGCCCCCCGGGACCGCTGCCGAACATCACGCCCACGGTTCAACTACTGGACCCGGACAACCCGAGTTTGACCTCGGAGATCATCGTTTCGGGTACCTCTGCCAACCCGACATGGCTGTTGAAGCTCAAAGCACCGCGGGGTCCGCAGGGCGATAACGCCACCATTCGAGACGCCACCGACTATGACGACTCGGTCGCGCCCGCTGCGGGACAGGTCATTGCTTGGAACGGTGTCGACTACGCGCCCGCCGACTTCAACCCCTTGGCGACACGGTTCTATACCGTCCCCGAGTCTGCGTTCACCGACTTCACGGGTCTGGCCACGCGGCAGACGATCGGCTCGTTCATTATCCCGCCGATGCCGTTCGACTACGTCCCCGTGGTGCACGGGCATTTCAAGGCCAACGGCATCGAACTCGACGCCGACCCATTCATCATCGGCTCCGAGGTCCGCATCGGTAACGCCACAAGCGGCCAGTTGATCGCCAAGGGCGCCGGCAACATGTCCTCCTGGTCCGCCCTGTTCCCGCACGCCTCATCCACGGGTTCCCCGAACACCGCTATCACCCCAGACAACGGGATCGGCATGATTCCGGCCTACAGCACCGGTACAACGTCAACTTTGTACGTGAACCTCGTCAACGAGGGCATGGCGGGCTTCTACTCTTTCAACAAAGCGGGCGCACAGCTCTCAATCCTCATTGTCCCAGTCTCTCCGTTGAAGCCTGAGGACGGCTCCTAGTGCCACGGTCTTTCGACCGAATCCCGCTGCCGTTCAACGACCCTAACCAGGGGCTCGAGTTCCATATCGGCACCGCTTTCCAGCAAGGGCTGGAAATGTGGAAGGCAATCATCGATGGAATCATCGAGTACGCCGAAAGCTTGATCAAGGAACTCATTCAGAAGCTCCTGGGCTTGGATGTTGACCCTGAGCAGGCGCTCGAGGATCTGTGGAATCTACTCACCGGATGGGTAGATGACATCCCGATCATCGGCGACATCATCGAGATCATCAAGGACTTCCTGAACGGAAACCTGTTCGGGCGGGACGGATTCATTCTGTCGAACCTGATCCCGGCGTTGTCGTTCAGCTGGATCACCGATGAGCAGCCGAACCTGTTGGTGGCGGGCAATTTCCAGGACGGCGCCAGCATCGCCGACAACCCGTACTGGACGTGGGAATCCGGTGTCACGCATAGTGCTGACAGTTCGGGCAGCGTCAAGGTCACCGCGAACGGTGTCACGAAAGCTTTGCGGTCCAACGAGATCCTTGCTAACCCTGGCCAAACCATGTCGCTGGAGATGTGGGTTAAGTGGTCCGGGTACACGGGTACTAATTCGCCGATCAAGTTGCAGATGGTCGAGTTCTCCGGTCGCGGGGATAGCGCTGTGCAGGTCGGTGTTGAGGACGTTGCGACCCTGAACCCGAACACGTCAACGGGTGATTGGCGTCAAATGGTCGGGAACTACACGGTTCCCGACGGTGTACATGCGGTGCGTGTGCGCATCCTTGTCAGCAAGGATGCCACCTCGGGTGTTCTGAACTTTGATGACGGTGTTGGTAAGAAGACCAACAAGATTCAGCAGGGCTGGATCGATGGGTTGTCGAACACTTTTCAGGAAGTGCTGTCGCGGTGGCAGTTGATCATCGACACCGTAGTCAATGGGATCACGGGCTCTAACAACGCGTTACACACTCTGGAAGATCTGTTCGAGGCTGTCACTCATATCCCGTTGTTCAAGATCCTTGGCTTCGGTGGCCCGGGTGATGCGAACACAACGTTCGAGGAGTTCCTTTCTCATCTGCTCGGGGGAATGTCGGGATCGACTGACCCGAACTCCAATGGTGGGTTCGCGGACCTGTACAACGTCGCCAAGCTTTTGCAGACGGCGGCGGCGATGGGGGAGAGCGCTTTCCAGATCCTCTCCATCCGCAACAACACCCCCGTCAACACGGGTCTGTTGCCGTCGGGGCGGTCGAACTACGGTCTGACCAGCGTCAACACCACTCTCTCTGCCACACAGAGTGCGTCGCTGATCGCGACAATGCGGGTTGAGCAAGACATCGCTTTGGGTGTGGTGTCGTGGCTTGGCTGCGGGACCAGTGGCATCACAGCGTTCTACGTCAACATCTGGAAACTCGACGGGGTTTCCGGGGACTGGGCTTTGGTGCATCACTCGCCGAACATCCTGTCCGAGTTGACCGCCGGTACTACACCGAACTGGACGTTCTACCAGCTCGACACCCCGGTTGATCAGAAGGCGGGGGAAACCTACGCCTACGAACTTGTCCCTGTCGGCGGAACCCACAGTGTCCGCGGAATTTCCACCACGGACGATATTCCTGATCACCCGTTCGCGCAGGTCGTTGGCTTGGCCGCGACACGGGATAACTCGTCATCCCCGAACACGCCTCCGTTGACCATCGCCAAATCCAGTGTTGTCCGGTCGGGGAACATCCCGTGGATTGAGACGGCCATCGACACCGGAAACGGTGTGGGCTACTACGACCCCATCTCGGTGTATGCCGTTGACGATGGCACGATTCCAATCCCGTCGTGGTGCAACTTCGTTGATGTTGTAGCAGTAGGTGGTGCCGGTGGCGGCCAGATGGGGTTCACCGTCGGATTCCACGGAGAACCGGGATCGCCGGGTCTCTACAAGGCCGCAACGTGGCAACGGGGCGTGCACTTCGCCGACGACACGGTTCTCACGTTCACGAAGGGTTCCGGCGGACTAGGTGGACGCCTCGGCCACGATGACGGCGAAGACGGCACGGCTACTAGTTGGTCGATTCCTGACTACAGCATCACGGCGGAACCTGGAATAGGCGGTACTGAACTGCAGCTGGGCTACAACCCCATTGGTCGCGGTCCAGGGAATTTCGAGTACAAGGGCGAGAACCATGTCGGTGGCGCGGACCAAAAGGTACCCGGCCGCGACGGCGTATCCCCGGGTGGTGGCGGTAACGGCGGCAACGGGCTGACGTTCCAGAACGGCGGTAAGGGGGCCGACGGCGCGGGCTGGGTGCGGTTCCGGCAGAACCCACTCGAGGGTGAAGAAGTTATCGGCGGCCCCGGTCAAGTCTTGGTCCCCAGCATCGAGTCCACCGCGTCGCTGGGCACCCCCACTGTCTCTGGTGGGTTGTCTCTGCTTCCGCTGGAGGATCAGGCTGCTATCGACGCGATCGTGGCCGCGAACATGACTGCCCCGGGTGGGGTGTTGGCTATCCAGTCCCCAGATGGGTATTACACGAAGGCTTACGGCAAGGTCTCCACTGCCGCGGGGGCGCGGAACGTGATCCTGGAGGACCACTTCCGTATCGGTTCCTGCACGAAATCGTTCACCGCGACCATGATCTTGCAGGCAGTTGATCGTGGCTTGTTGTCGTTGGATGACCCGCTGGAGAAGTTTCTTCCCGGCGTTCCGGGCGGCACCAAGATAACGGTCCGTCACATGATGTGTCTGCGGTCTGGTCTGTTCAACGAACAAACCGACCTCGGCATGATGATGCGCTACTTCCTGATGCCGACCTCTGACTGGACGGACGAAGAAACACTCGCGATCGTCAAACAGCACGAACCGTCCTTTGAACCGGGCCAAGGTTGGGCGTACGTCAACTCCAACTACTTCCTGCTGGGGATGATCGTTTCGATCGTCAATGGCCGCCCCACACGTGATGTGCTGCAGACGGACATTCTTGATCCGTTGGGTTTGACGCAAACCAGTTGGCCCACCACCGCGAAGATGCCCGAACCGTATGCGAACGGGCATGCCTGGGCAACCGGCATTTTCGGTGGCGGGGCGTGGCAGGACGCCACCGAAACCGGGCCGGGATATGCGAGCGCTGCCGGTGTCATGATTTCCACCGCCCACGATCTGCTGTTGTGGGCCAAGGAATTACGTGACGGCACTCTACTGAGCCCGGAACTGCACGAGCTGAGAACAAAATGCTACTGGCCCGTTCCGTGGGGCAATGACGATCAGCTGACCTATTTCGGCTACGGGCACGGCATGTTCGAGCTCGGCCAGTGGCGCGGCCATGGTGGGTCGTGGCGCGGCTACGAAGTCTCGGTCTACTACCTGCCGAACGGCACGTTGTTCGCGATGTGTGAGAACGCCCAGACCCCGACTGTTGAGGTTGAGGTGTCGATGATGTTCAAAATCGGCAAGTACCTATACCCGGATTCTCTGGATGTCCCTGATTATCAGGCGAATCGGGTGTTCGGTATCCCGTCGAAAGCTTCGGTCGGGAAACCGATCGTCGGAAGTATTGATGTCAAGTTCGACAACAAGAGCACCGTGGGCACAAGTCAGGCGACGATCCCGGAATTCACGCTGGACCCCGAAGCGAACATTGTGTTCGCCTATATGTCAACGCAATCCGGCATAGACATGTCTGGGGTGACGGCGAAAATCGGTGGCGTCACTATGAACAAACTGCCGGTTATCTCCAATGGATCTAACCGGCTGGTGGTGTGGTGGCTGCTCGATCCTCCCACTGGGGCTAGGTCTATCAACCTGATCGGCACACCATATGGGTCGAACTACGCAACCGGTGCAGCATCCTACAAACTGGCCGCACCTGCAGGGATTGAAACACCCGTAATCACTCAGGGCTACAGCGCATCCCCATCGGTCAGTGCCTCCACCAATAGCCACGGCAGGATCGTCAACGCCTTCCTGTACGGAGGTCAGACCAGCGCCTACAACCAAACCGAGCGCGGACATTTGGATGCCGTCGCGTTCGGTGCAGGCCTGATATTCGGTGACGCCCCAGGGGGTTCGGTGACGTTCACCCAAACCCTCACAGCTGCCGCCCCATGGATCGGTATCGCGATCCCCATCGTCTCCAACGCGGAATAGGGAGAACCTTATGGTCAACGCTTTGTTCGATCACGCCCGAGAAGCATTCCTTAAGGGCGACCTCGATTGGGAAGTACATAACTTCAAAGTCTGCGGGGTGGACGCCACCTACACCCCCAATATCGCAACCCACCAGTACCTTTCGGACCTCACAGGGGTTGTGTGCACATCCTCCAACCTGTCCAGCAAGTCGTGGACTGCTGGTGTCGCTGACGCTGCTGATGTCATATTCCCGACCGTCACTGGTGCAACGATCGTGCGCTGGATCATCTACCAAGACACCGGCACGGCAGGGACATCGCAGCTTGTCGCGTTATACGACACAGCATCCGGGTTGCCGGTGATTCCCGATGGTACGAACATTTCGGTGACCTGGGACAACGGGGCTAGTCGGATCTTCCGCATCTAGCTATGGCTGGTGTAACCGGCTGGTGGGCCGAAACATTCATCGAGCCCGAACCGGCAGTGATCACGATCGTTGGCTCCGTTCCAAACGTCGATGTAACACAGGACGTTTACGTGAGCCCGACGCCAGCGATATTGACGCTGACTGGGTCGACTCCGAGTCTTACGCAGACCATACATCCGACCGAAGCATCACTAAGCGTCACGGGTGGCGTTCCTGACGTAACAGTCGGCAGGGTGCTCACCCCAACCCCGGCAACCATCACCTTGACTGGGGGTACTCCATCGATCGGCACGGGCATCACCCCAACCCCAGCAAGCCTGACGCTTACTGGCGGCGTACCGACGATAACCATCTCTGGTGACCATCTCATTACTCCGACTCCAGCCGTCCTGTCCCTGACAGGCAACACGCCATCGATCGGGACTGTAGTAGCGCCGACGCCAGGATCGCTAACACTCACGGGTGGTACACCCTCGGTCGGTACGACCGTGTCGCCAACGCCGGGAAGTCTCACACTTACCGGTGGTGTACCGGCGCTCAAATCCACCATCACTCCTAGTAGCGGGTCGCTAACCCTCACTGGCGGAACGCCATCCCTCAAATCGACCCTGACTCCAACGTCTGCCAACCTGACGCTTACTGGTGGCACACCGGCACTGAATCTCACCATCACTCCGACAAGTGCGGCGCTGACGCTTACGGGTGGAACCCCCACTGTTACGACCATTCACACCGTTTCGCTTATTGGGGCCAATGGAAACGCGAGCAGTTCCGTCACTATCCCGACACATCAAGTCGGGGATCTGATCGTCCTGTTCGCCTACAACCCGTTCTCAACGTCTGCGCCCACGAAACCGTCTGCGGGTGGCACGGTCCCGGACTACACCTATATCGACAATGCGAACAGTGGCAGCGGATCAGGCTGCACAACTGCCTATTTCAAGGCCACTGCAACTAACACTACATCCGGTTCTTGGGGCAGTGCGGCCCACATGATCGCGGCAGTTGTGCGGGATCAGAATGCAAGCTCACCGATCGGTGGTCATGGCCAAGCTGCGGGAACTAGCGCTTCGTCAACCGCCCCGTCGGTGACTCTCACCCATACCAACGGGTCGTCACTGTTGCTGCATTTCCACGGTCACGCCAGCTTGGGGGCGAGCGGATGGGATGCCGCGCCAGCCGGTTACACCCGCCAAGCCTCATCAGGTGCGGCGTTCGGTTCAGCGACCGCCCTCAACACCAAGAACATCACCACCACTGATGGATCTGTAGCCCAGACCGGCGGGCAGTCCGGCCAAAACTACGCGGCGGCGACCGTCGAAATCATCAACTAACGAAAGGACACATCGTGACCGCAGGAGCATGGACAGTCCCCAGCGGGGGCCGCACCAAAATGATCGATGGAACATTCGACATCGACTCCGATACATGGCGGGTAGCCCTCGTTACCTCGTCCTCAAACATCGGATCATCCACCACTACTTGGGCTGGCGTTACCAATGAGGTGGCGAACGGAAACGGGTATACAACCGGTGGCGTCTCCGTCTCTCTGACCCTGTCGGGAACAGGCAGCGTTGCAATCGCATTCTCATCCAATCCGAGCTGGACAGCCTCGGGCGGAAGTATCACCGCACGGTGGGCCGTGGTGTATGAGCTTGGCGGCAACGTGCTGTGCTACGTGCTCCTGGACAACACCCCAGCTGATGTGACCACAACAAACGGCAACACCATGACGGTTTCCGGGACAGTCCTTACCTTCGCGTAACCACCTCCTTGTGGGCCTCGCTAGTGCGGGGTCTTTTTTAATGCCCGAAAGAGGTCGCATGTTCTCTCAACTGCTGCGTTACCCCGCCTTCTACGCCGTTATCGGGTTGGCGGGGTTCGGGTTCGGAGTGTGGTTCCGGCGCTCCCGCTGGGCGGGTCGACCAGGGCTCGATCCCCGGATTGGAGGCATCTAGTGAATTGGTTGCGCCGCAATATCAATGAGTGGCTGGCCGCTATCTGGTGGTCGTACTAATGGCCGTCCTACGCGCGAACGTTGAGTTCGCGAAGCGGATCTTCCAGGACCGTGTCGGAAACGACTACGTCTACGGCGGCAATTGGAATCCGTTCAACCTCAAGGTCGGGACGGACTGCTCCGGTCTGGTCATTGACATCTGCGATGCTGCGCGTAACGGGACCGCGATGGCCTGGACTCGGCATGGGATGTCCACCGAGAGCTGGCGGCCCATCGAGGTGGGTCAGACCGGAACGATCTTCAACACCATCTGTGTCGCGTCGCCGAATGACTTCCCGGCTGATGCTGCGGTGAAGATCGCCATCCATCACGGTCCCGGCGGTGGGGCGAACAGCCACATGTGGTGTGAGGTTGAAGGAATCCGCATGGAGTCCAACGGCTCCGATGGGTGTGTGACCGGCAACCAGGCACGGTCCGTGTACGACACGAGCTATGCGAACGACTGGCACTATCTGCCAGGACCGATCACGGGTCAGGCGGGTGTCGATCCCGCGGGAGTGCTGGCACGCGCCACCGGACTGAGTGTCGCGAGGGCCGCAGAGATTCTGCCCGCGGTGTCGGACGGGCTCAAGGCCAGCCAGTGCACGAACGTAAATCGGATAGCGATGTGGCTGGCGCAGGTCGGCCACGAGTCAGCCGGCTTCAATGCCACCGAAGAGTACGCCTCCGGTGCCGCCTATGAAGGCCGTGCAGATCTGGGCAACACCCAGCCGGGGGATGGGGTGCGGTTCAAGGGCCGCAGCTGGATTCAGATCACCGGCCGCAACAACTACGCAGCGTTCTCGCGGTGGTGTTCGGGTAAAGGACTCGTTCTGTCGCCAACGGAATTCGTCGATAACCCGAAACGACTGGCCGAACTGCGGTGGGCCGGTATAGGTGCGGCTTGGTACTGGACGGTCGCCCGCCCGGACATCAACGCCCTGTCGGATCGGCAGGACTTGGAGACGGTCACCCGCCGAATCAACGGCGGCACCAACGGCTTGGCCGACCGCCGCGACCGATACAACCGCGCCCTACTGCAGGGCGACGCGCTGCTGCAACTACTCGCCACTAGCGAACCGCTGGACCCGATTGAGGAGCTACTGATGTCAGACCTTCAGGTCGAATCCCTATCCATCTATGCCACCCCGGGTGAGCCGTTGATCCCGATTGTTCGCATGGTGCAGGCCATCGACGCCGCGGAGCACCGCAAGCTCGTCGAGGACTGGGCGCGCACCGGGGATGCAGACGCACTATCCCGTATCGCCCGCACCGCGGCGGGGCAAGGGAAGTTCCGTGACGCCGCCACCATCGCACACGCCAAAGCCGTGCTCGCTGACATTGAAGCCACTAACCCTGCAGTCCTGCAGGAGTTCATCTCTCAGAAGGGACAATCATGACCGCCCAGATTCGCAAGTGGTACTACCTCATCGGCGCACTGGTGACAGCGCTCGTGCCGATTCTGGTGACCTCCGGTGTCGTCAGTGACACCCAGGGCAATGCGTGGATCAACGCCGTTGTTGCCATCGGTGGCGTTCTGGGTGCTGCGGGTCTCGGCACTGCCGGTGTGGTCTTGGGCAAGCAGATCAAGGGAGCCCCCGGTGCCGCAGCGGACAAGGCCGTCACAAGCCTGCAGGACATCCAGGCTCAGCTGAACTCCACCGCGCAGGCGGCGCAGGACCAGCTTGCCGCCGCCACTCAGGTTGCCGTGGACAGCATCACCAAGATTCAGGCCACCGTAGGCAATGTCGTCGGCCCGCAGGTTTCCCTCGGCCCGCTGGCTGCCGAGGTCATCAAGAGCGTGACTGAGTGATCCTCACCCTCGGTTCCCATGGGGAGGTAGTAGCGAGGTGGCAGCGGGTCATGTTGGCCCGCTACGCCTCCTACGCGAAAGCCGCTGACGGGGGACCGCTGAAGGTTGATTCGTATTTCGGGTACGACGACCAAGCCGTCCAGAAGGAATACCAGCGCCGAACCAACCAAGCCCAGAACGGGATTGTTTCGGCGGCCGACCTGGTGAAGCTGGGTTTGACGCCGCTGTTCTTCACAGTCGAGGGACACCTGTCCGACATGTTTGTCGGGCCTTGTGCTTTCGTGGCCTCCACTTTGGAGCGTGAAGGGCGGGCGGTATGGCGGCCTACCGGCTACGACAACGTACGGCTGCCGTTCAACAACCAGTCCGGTGTGGACGAACTCGTGAACCGGCTCGACACCAAGCTGTTTGATGACGGCACACCCTTCCCCGAAGGAACGCCGTGGAATCTGGCCATCTTCAGCCAGGGCGCCATGGTTGGCTGCGAAGTCATGGAAAAGCACGTCCTGCCCGTCAACGGCAGGTTGCACTACCGGCTCAAGGACTTCCGCAAGGGCATAGCTTTCGGGAACCCCTACCGCCTGATCAACCAGTGCGCCCCTTGGGTTCCCGATCCTCCGCAGCCGAACACTCAGGGGATCATGGACTGGCACTTTGACTTCCTGAAGTACCCCGAGTTGGCGGGGAAGTGGCAGGAGCATGCTCGCACCCGCGACTGGTACGCGGAGAACCGGTTGGATGAGGCCGGTCAAAACATGACCGCGATAGCCCGCATAATCACCCAATCCTCTTGGACAGGTGGGGCTTCCTCGATTGTCGCTCGAATCATGGACCTGTTCGTCAACCCATTCGACGGGTTGATCGACATCGTATGGGCCATCGTACGGACCTTCCAAGGCATCGCCCATCTGGAGGCCCATGGGACGTACGACCTGAATCCAGTCCTCGACTGGTTCCGCTCTTAACAACTGAATAGAGCCCTCGAAGCGCCCCATGAAAGGCGGTTCAAACAAATGTCCATCCGGGAACAACTGGCCGAGGCTGCCAAGCCGAAGCAGCGCTGCACATGCTGTGCATGGGTCGCTACGCAGAGTGCAGATGACCGTAAGGCTATTGACGAATGGGTAGCCGAAGGGAAGTCGATTGAGGCGCTTGTCCGCGTGCTGCGGAATGAGGGTCTTCCCGTGGGGCCGATTCAGTTTCGGCGTCACGTGCGAGAGTGTGTGCGCTCTTGAGTATCCGTGATCAGCTCGCCGCTGCTGCAACCTCAGTAGAGGAGAAGCGGTACATCCCGGAGACGACATTCGATGGGTCTTCTGGACACATCCAGACCGGGACGATGAAAGCCACCGATCCGGTGGACTACACCGATCTGTTGAAGCAGTTCGGGTATGACCCGGACGTGGTGCAGATCGTTGGGTCGGTTCGTACGTCGCGGTGGCAGCAGCGCGAGGATGGGGAGTGGCTGGTTGCGTACCGGTTCAACATCGCACCCCGGCAGACAATCTCTACTCTTGATCTTGAGTTGTTGGTCAAGAAGGCCAAAGCACGTAAACCGGTTGGTGGTCAGGGTCATTGGCTCGTTTTTCAGGCATCCGATCTACAGCTGGGCAAAAGGTCACGTGACGGCTCCACCGAGCAGATCGTCGAAAACTACCTCGATACCTTGCAGCGAAGTGTCGAACAGTATCGGCATCTGAAACGGTTAGGTGTCGAGGGGATACAGATTTGCATGCCGGGAGACTGTATCGAGGGCAACGTCTCCCAGAATGGACGGAACCTGTGGCTCACACAAGAGACCGTGACTGAGCAGACCCGGATACTGCGTAGGTTGATGGTCGCCGCCGTGGACGCATTCCGTCCGCTAGCTGATCAAGTTCACCTAGATGTGGTCAACGGGAACCACGACGAGGCCCAGCGGATGCAGAACACCTACCCGGGGGATGGGTGGGCCACCGAATGCGCCATCGCCGTCCACGACGCCCTGGAACTCAACCCCGCCGCCTACGGGCACGTCTCTGTGAGGACCCCCGACAAATGGTCAGGTTCGATGACCGTGCCAGTGGGGGATACGGTGGTGACGATCGCTCACGGGCATCAGTGGCGCAACAGAACAAAAGGCATGCAGTGGTGGTCGGGACAAACCTTCACCCGTCAACCAGCTGGTGCCGCGCACATCCTGCAACACGGACACTTCCACAGCTTTGAAGTGGAAACAGACGGCGGTAGAACCCGGATCTGTTCACCGGCTTTGGATTGCGGCTCGGACTGGTACCGCGACCGCACAGGCTCCGAATCGGCCCCCGGTGGGCTCGTGTATCTCCTTGCCGCTGGCAAGATCTCCCACCTGTCAGTTGTGTAGGAGCCGCGATGAGTGAACACCCTGACGAGCTCATACAGAAGTACGTCGAAGCGATGGATCAAGAACCCGGCTGGCGGGTATCAGATTTCGTGCTCATGGTCGGTTTCGAGAGAGTCCAAGCGGACGGCACCATAGAGCACACCTACGGTGTGTATGAAGGTGAGAACCAATCACCCTGGGCTACACACGGTTTAGTGGCCAACGGTATAGAACACCTAGAACGAACTGAGTAATGAAAGGCCCCCGCGTAAGAGAGCTGAACGCGGGGGCCATGCCGAACCTGGACTCGCACCACTCTTGATTTTACTCCGCTTCTCCGACATCACCGAGGTCTATCCACAGGGGCTTACACCCGGCACGGGGTACAAAGTATCCGGGCGAAGTAGTGGAAGCGGTTCCTAGAATCTCGCCACAGTGGTTGCAGCGATAAGCGAGTACCCAGGCGTCCTCAACACGCGTGCTTTCGATGAAAATCGACGAACGATGTTCGCAGTCAGGGTCGTTGACAAAGTTTGGCTTGACCAAACCCTCGAACAAGAACACCACCACGTGTCCATTTTATAGCGGATGCGCGACATCTCCGAGGTCTATTAGGGGGTTCCCATGGCTTTACATCCATCTGATTGGGCTTGGATCACTATGGCTGCTGGGATCGTTGCCTACGAGATAGCTTGCCCACCCGGGGAGCTGCTGTCGGACGCCACTACCCGCTACGGGCAGTCCCACATGTTCCTCAGCTCCGCCGTGATCGGGGTAGTTGCCGTGCACCTGCTGCGCACCACCGGACTGCTGCGGTTCATCCCCGAACAGCTCGACCTAATCCATTTGTTGGCTTCACTGAAATGAGAGGACACCGCTATGTGCAGAGTTGAGACCTGGAAGTGTGCGCCGACAGTGGAGACTTCGCGGTGAACATGGCCGATTGGCAGCTGCCGCCACTTGCTCAAGACGGCTGGGGCCTAGCGACCTGGGTAGTAATAGCTTTCGTCGTCATGTGTTTCCTCGGCATCCTGTGGACGCTGCAACACTTCGACCTCAAAGCCATCCGGCACCAAACAGAGAACTCCCACGACACCAACCTGCGTGACGACATCGACGAGATACGCGAGATGGTCCGCGACGGAATGGCAGACATCCGCAGCGATATCTCCGGTATCCGAAAGGACATCGGGGGACTACGCGGAGAGCTGCGCACCGAACGCGAAGAACGCATCGAATCCGACGCCCGCATATGGCGAGGTCCCTGGAAGGCTTAGACCCCGCCGCTAGCGGCTACCGCCAATAGAATTGGGGTATGTTCACCGTCGCTCAGCTGCGTAAGGCAATCAATGACTTGCCAGACGACATGCTCGTGATGACCGAAGACGGCGAATCACCAATGAGTGATGCGAACCTATACATCGCCCCGGCATGCCGCCATCAGATCGGCAGCAACAGCTGGGTATCCGAGGGGCATGAGGACCCACCCGCCACCGAATTGGCCCGCGAGGTATTCGGCGAATGCGAGAACACTCATGTTCTACTCGTCACGCGGTTCGGAAACGATGGCCAGGACATCACCCCGGAAGAGCCTGGCGTGATCGACGTTCAGGTAGAACAGACCGCAATCGAATTTGGTTAG